ATCCATGACATGGACAGTGCTACGCTACACACCATCCCACACCATGCGCGGAGCGCCCATCATGCAGACATAGCAAGGTGGGGTGGGTAGGGCTAAGAATTCTTTTTCGTAAGCATAGGGGGGGGGGGTGTATTCGGTTTTTGGGTTGGACACCTCAGTACTGCGTGCATACCCCCTTTATGTGATTTCTAAAAAGTTGGGGTTGCTTTTTCCACAATCCTGATCCCCATCTGCGTGCATCCCCACATGATGTGTGTTTTTAAAACTTTTCGTTTCCAAAATTATAATTTTTACCCTAAACCTGTGCACTACCACGTTGAGTTGTGCTCAGCCACACATTGTTTCCCTTCTACATCTTTCTTCTGTACAATCCCTGACTATATATGAGGCCAATGGTCTAACTACGGGGATTACGCCATGACTGCACTGACAGTAGAACAGTTCCGGGATGCTCTGCCGGCTAAGGTGAAGAAGAGTATCAATCAGGAGCTAATCGACCAGATTAACCTGACATTGAGTGATCCGGGGATGTACGAGAGCTACCGCGAGAACTTGATGAGCTACACCAAGGTGATGGCCGATGGCAGGTTCAAGGTAGAGAACTATGTCGAGGCGGTGAAGTATGTCAGCCACAAGCTGATGGGCTGCACCAACATTGAGGCGTACACCAAGACTTTCCCGGATAAGTATGCTGCCTTCGTGGCTTCCGGTGTCACGGCCAAGGACATTGCTTCCTACGTGACTGCCTACAACAAAGGCAAGCTGGTTAATCTCATCTTCGAGCAGACGCTGATTCCCTCGTATGTCTTGAACCAGGATCTGTATCAGCGCGCCTTGAATGTGCAGGCGGACCTGATGATGTCGGCCAAGAGCGAGAAGGTAAGGTCCGATGCGGCGGCCCACCTACTGAATGCGCTGAAGATGCCGGAAACCACCAAGGTGGAACTGGAGATCAACCACAAGGAAGACTCGGCGATTAGCCAGCTGCGGGAAACCACCATGGCACTGAGCCGCATGCAGCGGATGAATATTGAAGCCGGCGCTATGAATGCCCAGGAGGTTGGTCACAGCAAGCTAGTCATCGACATGGGTGAAGCCGAGGAAGTAAAACCATGAGAGCCAAGATCATCCATGTGCTGGTTGGGGTAGGCTTTGCTGCGTTGCCCGGTGTGTTACTGGGTGGCCTGTTTGCCCTTTCTGGCTTGCCGAAGGCGGGACTGGTGGCCGGCGCTATTGTGTTCCTGATTGGTTTGGACGTGCTGTTCCGTGGGACGGATGCATGATCGCGGTAAGTAATTCTGCCGCGGCACTAGCCATGCATGAGCATGTGGCCACGGTGATCGAGAGTGCTGCCCCGTGGAAGGTGGAAGACTACCTGAACCACACCAACTACCGGGTAGACGTCAACTATGTGCCCAGCCAGTTCGCACTGGACTTCATCAACTTCATCAAGCTGGTGAATGGCGCCCAGGGAGAGGAACACAAGACGCCGCTGGTGCACTATCACATGCTGGACACGCTGACCAAGGGAGGTAACCGGGTCATCAACCTGTGCCATCGGGGGATTGCCAAGACCACCCTGATGGGCGAGTACCTGTTCCTGTACATCGCCTGCTTCGGTGATCTGCCTGGCTTGGGGCGAGTGGATCTTGCTTTGTACGTGTCCGACTCCATCGAGAATGGTGTCAAGAACATGAGGAAGAATCTGGAGTTCCGCTGGGAGAACTCGGACTTCCTGAAGCAGTATGTACCGATCGCCCATTTCACCGATATTCGCTGGGCCTTCAAGAATATCGACGGCAAGATGTTCGTGGTCAAAGGCTACGGCGCCAAGACGGGTGTGCGGGGTGCCAAGGAAATGGGTAAACGCCCCAATCTGGCGGTGCTGGATGACTTGATCAGCGATGAAGATGCACGCTCGGCCACTGTGATCTCGGCGGTGGAGGATACGGTGTACAAGGCGGTCAACTTCGCCCTGCACCCGACCAAGAACTTGATCATCTGGAGTGGTACGCCGTTCAACGCCAAGGATCCGTTGTACAAGGCGGTGGAGTCCGGGGCATGGGCCGTCAACGTGTTCCCAGTGTGCGAGCAGTTCCCCTGCAGTGAAGAGGACTTCCGCGGCAGCTGGCCGGATCGCTTCCCATATTCCTACGTCAAGGAGCAGTACGACAAGCTGGTGAAGTTGGGCAAGGTGCACATGTTCAACCAGGAGTTGATGCTGCGCATTATGTCCGAGGAAGACCGGCTGATCGCGGATGCAGAGATCAAGTGGTACAAGCTCGAATCGATCCTGAAGAACAAGAGCCGCTTCAACTTCTACATCACCACAGACTTCGCCACCAGTGAGCGGCAGGCGTCCGACTATTCGGCCATCTCGGTGTGGGCACACAACTCCAATGGGGATTGGTTCTGGGTAGATGGGACGTGCAAGAAACAGGACATGGGTAAGAACCTGGATGACCTGTTCCGCCTGGCGCAGAAGTGGAAGCCACAGGGTGTGGGTATCGAGGTGTCCGGCCAGCAGGGTGGCTACATCCCGTGGATCCAGGAACGCATGTTGACCCTGAACATCTGGTTCACCCTGGTGTCGGAAGGGAACCGCAACGAACCTGGCATCCGACCAACCACGCACAAGCTGGTGCGTTTTAATACTGTCGTGCCGTGGTTCAAGGCTGGCAAGATCTACCTGCCGTTCGAGCTGGAAAAGTCGGTGCCGATCCTGGAACTGGTCAATGAACTCTCGCTGGTTTCCGCGTCCGGGTTCCGTAGCAAGCACGATGACATGGCCGATACCGTGTCCATGCTGTCGCTGATGAAAGCCTGGCGTCCCTCGGAGGAAGCACCGATGGAGGAAACCAGTGGGGGTGGACTGTGGGAGATCGAAGGCACCACATCCGAACCCAGTCGCATGTCTTCTTATGTTGTATAAAGGATAAATATGATGAAACTTTCGCAGGTATTCGAGCAGCTGACCGTGGGTGAGCTGTCGCAGGTAAAGCTGGGGGGTGCCGAGGAGGGAGAGATCCAAGAATCCAAGTACCGGGCCGTGGCCAGCCATGTGCAGCTGGGCTTGACCACGCTGTACACCCGCTTCAATCTGAAGCAGGGCCGGCTGACCTTGCAGATCATGCCGGACATGGACACCTACGCGCTGAACAGTAAGTATGCGGTCAATGGGAAGGCTACGACGGCGCCCTTGCGCTGGATCATTGACACGCCGGCCGTGCCATTCAAGGATGACCTGCTAAAGATCATCACCGTGCGCGCCGATGATGGTACCCGGCTGCCCTTGAACGACTACCTGGATGGGGATTCGGTGTTCACACCGACCATGGACAGTCTGCGCTTACCATCCCACTTGGCTTCGGGTACGTTCCTGAAAGTGGAATACCAGGCCAATCACCCTAGTATCCTGCCGAAAGCGCCGTATCTGGACCCACGGGTGGTGAATATCGAGCTGCCCATGTCGCATTTGCAGGCGTTGCTATATTTCGTGGCGTCCCGTGTACACAATCCTATCGGCATGGGCCAGGAATTCAATGCCGGCAACAACTGGGCACAGCGCTTTGAGTCGGAATGCCAGCGGCTGGAGCAGGAAGGTATCGAAATCGATGATAGTGCCCAGGTGAACCGGGCCAAGCGGGGGGGTTGGGTGTAAGCAGGGTGTGTTGCAAAAGAGAAACAGCCCCAGAAGGGGCTGTTTTTGTATGGAAGAGGTCTTATTGACCGGTGGAACCGAACCCGCCAGTGTCGCGCAGGGTGGTAGTGAGCGTATGAACACGCTCAGGAGGGGAATCGAGCACCGGTACCAGCAGATATTGCAGTAGTCGGTCGCCGGCAGCCCAGGCAAAGCCAGGGAAATGCTTGACTTTGAGTGTGGCTACCCACTCACCCCGGTAATCAGAGTCGATTATACCGCAGGTGTTATTCAATTCCAGGCCATGCTTGGTGCCGACACCGGAACGCGGCAGGATGAAGGCTGCAAAACCTGGTGGAACCTCGGCTGCAAAGCCCAGACCTACCTTAATGGCTTGGAATTCCCGTACACAACCGCCTTCAGGCATGTAGATGTCGTATCCACCGGCGCCGGACGAGGCTCGTGTGGGTAATTGGAAGTCTGGGTGGATCGCAAGGAACTTCATCGCACGTATTCCTTTACAGAAATGATTAGTGTGGGATAATTGGCCATCATTTCTATGGGCCAATTATGATTGATCACGCACAACTCGAAGAAGACACGGACAATGACGAAGTGGATGTTCGTGATCCTGGTACAGCCCCTACTGGCTTGACTAAGTGGGCTAATCCGCCGAAGTTACTGGACCTGAAGCAAGACTTTCAGGATGCCCGAATGGTTCATTCCCGTCAAGAAACAAAAATTAACGGGTGGCTGGACAACTTAAACGTCACTGGCAAGGCTAAAGTAGAAGTACCAGCTGGTAATTCTTCGATTGTGCCGAAATTGATCCGCAAACAAGCGGAATGGCGCTATGCCGCACTCTCTGAGCCCTATCTGAGCACAGATGACGTGTTCAAGGTGGAACCAGTCAGTTGGGAAGACCGGGAAGCAGCACAACAAAATAAACTGGTGCTTAACAACCAGTTCAACACCAAAATTAACAAGGTCAGCTTCATCGACAAGCTGATCCGCACCTGTGTGAATGAAGGCACGGCCATTGTCCGGGTAGGTTGGGACTTCCAGGAAGAGACGTACCAAGCCACGGTACCCACAGTGCAGTATGTGGTTGACCCTAGCTTCAAGCCGACGATCCAGTACATCCTGCAGTTGAAGCAGGAATCACCCAGCCAATACCAGACGGATGTACCAGATGAACTGAAGACCGCTGCTGAGATGTCGGTCGAACAGAATCAAGCCATCCGGCCTGTGGTTACCGGGCAAGAGCAGGTAACCAAGACCCGCACGATCAAAAATACGCCCACCGTGGAAGTGTGCGACTACCACAACATTGTCATCGATCCCACCTGCATGGGCGACATCAAGAAGGCCGGTTTTTCCGTGTATTCCTTCGAGTCCTCGCTGTCCCAGCTGAAGAAGGATGGCAAGTACAAGAACCTGGACCAGATCAACGTGACCAACAACGGTCCGTTGGGCCAGCCTGACCACAATGCCACCGAGGGATCGGCTGCCTTCCAGTACAGCGACCAGCCACGCAAGAAAATTGTCGTGCATGAGTACTGGGGCTATTGGGACATCGACGGTACCGGCATGACCAAGCCGATTGTCGCCGCCTGGGTGGGTGACGTGATGATCCGCCTGGAGGAGAACCCCTATCCGGACAAGTGCCTGCCCTTTGTGATCATCCCCTATCTGCCAGTCAAGGATTCCATCTACGGCGAGCCGGATGGCGTGCTGATCGAAGACAACCAGAAGATCTCTGGGGCGGTAACCCGCGGCATGATCGACATCATGGCCAAGTCTGCCAATGGCCAGACCGGCATGCGCAAAGACATGCTCGATGCTGTCAATAAAAAGAAGTGGCAGGAGGGCAAGGACTACGAGTTCAACGGCAACATCGATCCCCGTGTTGGTGTGCACATGCATACCTACCCAGAAATCCCTCAATCGGCCGGCATGATGCTGCAATTGCAGAACATGGAAGCCGAATCGCTGACCGGAGTGAAATCCTTCAGTCAGGGTGTCTCTGGCAATGCTTTGGGTGACGTGGCAGCCGGTGTACGTGGCGCCTTGGACGCGGCATCGAAACGTGAGCTGGGCATCCTGCGCCGCATCTCTGCCGGCATTGTGGAAATCGGCCACAAGTTCATCTCCATGAACGCCGAATTCCTGGAACCGGAAGAAGTGGTCCGCGTCACCAATGAAGAGTTCATCAAGGTACGTCGGGATGACTTGCCGGGTAACTTCGACCTGAAGCTAGGTGTGTCTACCGCCGAAGAAGATGAGAAGAAAGCCCAGGAGCTGGCCTTCATGCTGCAAACCATGGGCAACAACATGGATCCGGAGATGACCCGCATGATCCTGTCGGACATTGCTCGCCTCCGTAAGATGCCGGACCTGGCCAAAAAGATCGAGATGTATCAGCCCCAGCCTGATCCACTGGTGCAACAGAAGATGCAGCTAGAAATTGCGCTGCTCCAAGCACAAATAGCCACGGAACAGGCTAAAGCAGCTTCTCTGGGTGCTAGTGCTCAGTTGCACGCTGTTAAAGCCGGTACTGAGGTGGCTAAGCAGGATCATCTGAAGGCTGATACCGATCAGAAGAACCTAGACTTCGTAGAACAGGAGTCTGGTGTACATCAAGAGCGCGCACTTCAACAAACCGCTGAACAAGCTAAGTCACAAGGCCAATTAGCCATACTGCAGCATGCTTTAGACATTAAAGCTGCAAAAAGTGGTGCTCCAAGTAAATAATTGCTGCACACAAACATTAATGTGGTTATGATGACGACGTTGTAACCACATTCTATTAACTCTCTAAACAGCACTGGTAGAACACAAATGGACAAGCAAGAACAGATCAATTCGATTGAACGGGACGTTACCAATGCCCGTGTCGCTAAAGACCTGGGTGATGCCCTGGAACGCCTGAAAAACAACCGTGACTTCCGTGTTGTGGTGGCTACGTCCTACTTTAAGGACGAAGCCGTGCGCTTGGTACACCTGAAGGGTGATCCCAACATGCAGTCGGCGGATAAGCAAGCCAGCATCATTAAGCAGATGGATGCCATCTCCTCGTTGAACCAGTTCTTCCTGGCCATTCAAATGGCTGCCGGCATGGCCGACAAGTCGATTGAAGAAGGTCAGGCCACCCTGGATGATCTGCGTACCGAGGGGGCTGAATAATGGCTGATCCAGTAAAAGATGAAGTGGTGGATGCTCCGGCGCCCGACTTCCTGAACATGTCCGACGAGGACGCACAGAACTTCGATCCATCGAGCATGTCCATTGCTGCACCGGTCATCGACGACGAAGCCAAGACCCAGGAACAGCTGGATGCTGACGCTGAAGCCGCCAAGGCTGCTGCCCTGGAAGCAGATGAAGCAGCTAAGAATACCGACGGCAAAGGTGCTGGCGATGAAACCAAGACCGACGAAAAGGTCGATGTGGGCAGCGGTGCTGCAGCTGCGAAGAGTGGCGCAGACGAAACGCCTGCAACTCCAGAACAAGCCGCTGCCGCAGCAGCCAAAGCTGCAACCGACAAAGAAAAAGTAGGTGACGACGGCAAAGCGAAGGCCGGCGACGAAGGAGCCAAGGCCGGGAGCGATGCCGACGGCGCCATCGATTACAAAGCCATGTATGAAAAGGTGATGGCGCCCTTCAAGGCCAATGGCCGTGAGATGCAAGCCAAGTCACCCGAAGATGCCCAGGCACTAATGCAGATGGGTGCCAACTACAACAAGAAGATGGCCGGCCTGAAGCCTGCCATGAAGTTCGTCAAGATGCTGGAAGCGAATGGCTTGCTCGATGAAGAGAAGCTGGGCTTCCTGATCGACGTGCACAAGCGCGATCCCAACGCGATCAATAAATTAGTCGTTGACAGCAAGATGGATCCTCTGGATCTGTCGGCTGACAAGGCCAGCGAGTATAAGCCTGGCAACCACAAGGTAAACGAACAGGAACTGGAACTGGACGATGTAATTGCTGACCTGCGTGGCAGCGAACATTTCGACCGGACACTTGCTGTCGTGGCTTCCGAGTGGGATCCAAAGAGCAAAGGCGTGATCGCAGCTACGCCGCAAATACTGAAAGTGATTAACGGGCACATGGAGTCCGGCATCTACGATCTGATTGCGGCCGAGCTGGAAAGCGAACGCGCCTTTGGTCGTTTGAAGGGTTTGAGCGATCTCGACGCCTATAAGCAAGTCGGTGACGCCATTGAGGCACGCGGCGGGTTTAAACATCTGAATCTGGGTAGCTCCCAGGCTCAGGCGAAACCAGCGCCAGCGACACCTGTGGTGGTGCAACCGAAACTTAAACCGGCCGATGACGACGAACTGAAAAACAAGAAACGCGCCGCCAGCGGTAGTAAAGCTGCGGCACCCGGTACCAGTATTCCGGCTGACTTTAATCCATTTGCGATGTCAGACACCGACTTCGCCAAATTCCAACTTTAAATTGAAAGGCACCAAATGACTGCTCGCCAATACAACGGTGGTAATGCCCCCGGCAATCTGTCCACCATGTCGCCCCAGCTGCTGGATCAGTACTTCCAGAAGCAGGCGCTGATCGAAGCACGCAAGCTGCAGTTCTTCACCCAGCTGGCCGATGTGACCTCCATGCCCAAGAACATGGGCAAGAAAATCATCCGCTACCACTACCTGCCGATGCTGGATGACGCCAACATCAATGACCAGGGTATCGACGCTGCTGGCCTGACCATTCTGGGCACCCAGTACCATGTGACCCTGCCATCGCTGCTGCTGGCGGTCGCCAATGCCGGCAAAGCTGCGGCTGTCACCGCCATCCAGGACAACATGGACGGCGTCACCGCGGTCGCTGGTGCTGATGGCTCCGGTGGTACCGGCCTGGCGACGATTACCGTCACCGGTTCGCGTGTATTCCGTGTCTCGACGCTGGCCAAGGCCAATGCGATCGTCGCACTGAACGTGGGTGCTCAGGCTCACCAGGCTTCCGGTAACCTGTATGGCTCGTCGAAAGACATCGGTACCATCTCCGGCAAAATGCCAGCGTTGTCGGAAACCGGTGGCCGCGTGAACCGTGTTGGCTTCAAACGTAAAACCCTCGAAGGCACCTTCGAGAACTTCGGCTTCTTCGACGAATACACCCAGGAATCGGTGGACTTCGATAGCGATGCTGAGATGATGTCGCACGTCAACCGCGAGATGATCAACGGTGCCAACGAGATCACCGAAGATGCCCTGCAGATCGACCTGATCAACGCCGCTGGCGTGGTCAAGTTCGCCGGCAATGCAACCCAGAACTCGGACGTGGGCCTGGATGACATCGTCACCTACACCGACCTGATGCGTCTGTCGATCGACCTGGACAACAACCGCACGCCGAAGCACACCACCATCATCACCGGCACCCGTCTGGTCGATACCAAGGTGCTGCCAGCAGCCCGCATCATGTACATCGGTTCGGAAATGCTGCCGACCCTGTACGCGATGAAGGATCTGCACAACAACCCGGCCTTCGTCTCGGTGGAGAAGTATGCCGCTGGTGGTACCACGGTGCTGGGTGAAGAAGGCGCCATCGCCAAGTTCCGTGCGGTCATCGTGCCGGAAATGATGAAGTGGGCTGGTGCTGGTGCGGATGCCTCGGCGGACGCCACCTGCTACGAGACGGCTGGCCGCTTCGACGTGTTCCCGATGCTCGTTGTCGGTGACGAGTCCTTCACCACCATCGGCTTCCAGACCGATGGCAAAACCGTGAAGTTCAAGATCATCCACAAGAAGCCCGGCGAAGCCACGGCTGACCGTAACGATCCTTACGGTAAGACCGGCTTCATGTCGATCGAGTGGTACTACGGCTTCATGGCCCTGCGTCCTGAACGCATCGGCCTGATCAAAACCGTCGCCAAGTTGTAATCGTCGAAGCAAGCCAAGGGGAGGGAGAGATCCCTCCCCATTTACTGAACATCACAAGGAATGAACATGGAAAATCTGGACCAATCCGACAAAATCCCTGGCATCGACGATGATGCGCCGGCACTGCCTGTGTCCGATGAACTGTCCGTGCTGAAAGACCGCGCCGACCTGATGGGCGTGCCTTACCATCCTTCCATTGGCTTGGAAAAGCTGCGCGCCAAAGTCAATGAAGCCATCGCTGCTGAAGGTGCACCGAAACATGCGGACGATGACACTGACGAACTCCCTACGGCCCCTGTTTCAGCTCCACTGGCTTCCGCGCCGGTTCAAGCCTACCAGGCGCCCGTGATCATCCAGTCGGTCATGCCGGCTGTGCGCTACATTACCCCGAAACAGCATGCCGACCAGGTCAGCGTAAGTCCGGAAGGTGAAAACCCCAGCCAGAAGCGTCTGCGCCAGAAACGCCATGCCAACGAGCTGATCCGCATCCGTGTCACCTGCATGAATCCAGCCAAGAAAGAATGGGAAGGTGAGATCTTCGCTGCCGGTAACAACCTGGTGGGCACGCTGAAGAAATACGTCCCGTTCGGCGTCGATGACGGCTGGCATGTGCCCCGCATCATGTACAACGTCATCCGTGACCGTATGGCCCAGATCTTCGTCACCGTCACCGACGAGAAGGGCAACAAGGTCCGTCGTGGCCGGCTGATCCGTGAATTCGCCATCGAAGTGCTGGATCCGTTGAATCCCACCGAGCTGGCCGAGCTGGCTGCCCGTCAAGCCGCTACCCGCGCCATTGACGCTTAATCAGTAGTCCAACCTCACAGGAGCAAACCATGACGGTACGAGCGAAATTCAAAGTGAACTCGGTCACCAAACAGGAACACTGGGACAAGTCCAAACCCCCTATCGTGACCATCACGATGCAACCGGTGTCTGGGGGCAGTCCTGAAAATGCGGCGTTCTACGCCTCCACCCCTGGTGGTGAAATCAAGCTGAACACACTGAATGGTGAAGTGGGCGACCAACTCACTTTGGGTGTCGAGTTCTACGTGGACTTCACCCCAGCAAACGCTGCGTAATCACATCACTTATACCTGGATAGAATATGGCTGAACTCGTAATGAACGACCTGACTACTGGTGCCTTGAATGGTACCGGTGCCTTCGACATACTGATGCGGACCACCAAGGCGCATCTGGAAGCGGAGTATGACAAGGGACGTATCAAGGGTCCGGAGTACGCCACGGTCTATCTGGGTGCGCTGGATAATGTGATGGCGAATGCCCTGCAGTTCCTGCTGCAGGGTCGCCAGATGAGTCTGCAATCGGACCTGCTGGCGCAGCAGATCATTCTGGCCCAGGTGGAAGTGCAGAAGGCCGCCATCCAGCTGCAATTGCTGGATATTGAAAAGCAGAAGGTCAATGCGGAAGTCGCTGAGATTACCGCACGCACCGCCCTGCTTGGCCAACAGAAGATTAATCTGGCAGCAGAACTGCCAAAAATCATCGCTGAAGTCGCTGAGATGGGCTCGCGTGCACAACTGACCGCCCAGCAAGTTATCAACATGGCGGCTGAGCTGCCCAAGATCATTGCCGAAGTGGCAGAGATGGAATCCCGTGCCACGTTGACCGCTCAACAGGTGACCAACCTGAATGCCGAATCCCTGAACATCCCGAAACAGGGTGAACTGCTGGATGCCCAGGTGTGCAAGCTGCAGGCCGAGTTCGACCTGACGGTGAACACCAACACCAAGACCACCGGCGAGATCGCCTTGCTGTCGCAGCGCACCGCCACCGAACGGGCACAGACCCAGGCACTGGGTGTGGATGACGACAGCGTGATTGGCAAGCAGAAGTCACTGTATGGTGCACAGACAAGCGGCTTTACCCGTGATGCTGAGCAGAAGGTAGCCAAGACGCTGATTGATACCTGGTCCGCCCGCCGCATGTCGGATGAGGGTACGGTGGCCGATGGCGTGAACATGCTGCAAGATTCAACTATCGGTCGGGCTGTCAACAAACTGCTGGCTGGTATTAACGCCTAAGCCTTACCTGACTGGTTTCAGGGGAGTCATTTATGGCTCCCCATTTTTGCATGTAAAGGATCAGCATGGGCCTATTTAGCAGCAAGTACGTCACCAATGTGGCCACCACGGTATCCCGTGTGATCGAAGATCATTCCTTGCCCAATTCGGTCAAGCATGGTGCCATTAAAGGCTTGCTGGCCAACGATGACCAGTTCGTCGAGAACGTACTGGAGGAGGTGATCGGTAGTGTGGGCATCCGTGCCGATCGCCTATACACCTATGGCAAGAACAACTACCTGTATGGCCTACCTTCGGGTGCTATTCAACAGGAAGCTTCCGGCACGGCAGTGGTGCAGGCTACCATTGCTGGTTTGGTAGGCCAAGCAGTGACGCTGGACTACTACCACTTCGGAGCGCTCAACAATCTGCATGTGGGCTGGGTCAAGCTGATGGCCGACCATGCCTACAGCCCGAACACGAATCAGATCGGTGATCTCACAGCTGCCAAGGGCAAGCCAGTCTACCTGACCAATGTGGCCGTGGTGGTCACCGAAGCCACGTTGCTGGAATTGTCCAACGGCTCGCTGGAACAATGGGGGGAACCGGCTGATACGGGTTCACAGGACACTGGTTCGGCCATGGATGCAGCACTGCGCGGTGCCAACGCACTCAAGAAGCGCACCCTGTTCGAGCTGGATGCCACGGCACCAAACGACTACCTGCGGGTGGACTACCGCTGGACCGAGGACACCACAGCGGTAGTGGAAGGCGTCACCATTACCCGGCCTCAGAGTATGACCGGTTCATTCAATATTCCTTTCACCGGCTACGATCAGGAGGCGGACTGGCATCAGGCCCGCTACACCCGTGCTGATGGTCAGATTGGCTACTGGCTGTACCAGGCCCATGCCGGCACCTATCCTGCCGTGGATGCGTTGCACAATCCACTGTACACCGGCAATGGTAGCTACTTCCCCTTTGGTTACTTCCGCTTCGCCAAGGTATCCGGCCTGGCTGACAAAACCAGTAATTGGTACAAGCACAGCAAGAAGATGATGAACTACGTCAATCTGGATTACGACCAGGTGACGGAAGCCATCCATGCCAACCCGGACATCGACCAGGTGGAACAAGCCATGTTGATGGTGGCAGTGCCGGCCGTGACCAGTGATCCCACCGAGCAGCGCTACCTGTTTGACTACTTCACCCAGATGCTGGACCTGACCGAGAACAAGGTCGGTGGTCATATTCAGGACATGCTCAATGGCAGCCGGGCCGCCACCAACATCGTCATCCAGGATGCCCGTTTCAAGATGGCACTGGGCTACAGCCACATCTACAAGAAGATCGTGCACGGCAACATCGGCTCCGTGGGCAGCTACACCAGCGGACTGGGTTCGGATACACAGGTGGTTACCGGCATCAACACCGAGGATGGCGGGCCGGTCAACTGGAGCACGGCGCAGCAGTCGCACTTCTATCGGCACCAGATTAGTGAAACCCAGTATCAGGAGATCCGTGTCACTGGCTTGAAGATGACGTACTACATCTTTGAGCAGTACACCACGGTGGGCGATGAGAACGATCCCATCCTGCTGATCCCGATCGACCGCAGTATCAGCAAGCGCTACTCGATCCCAGAGCGGGAAACGCTGTATGCCCGCAGTCTGCATTACGTCTTCAACAGCCGGGTGATCACCAAGATCAAATGGTATCAGACAGGGTTTTTCAAGATCCTGATGGTCATTGTGGCCATCGTGATTGCCTTCTTCTCCGAGCAATGGCAGCTGGTGGGGGCAGCATTGGCCGCAGGTACCTTGACCATTGAAGCACTGGTGTATGCCCTGCTGATCGGGGTCATCAAGTATCTGGTAATTGGGCTGGCCATCAAGCTGTTCGTCAAGGTGGTAGGTGTCAAGGTGGCCTTCATTGTCGCCATCGTGGCCGCCCTTGCTGGTGTGTACCAGACGATAGATGCGGGCTCCATCCAGGCAGCTCCCTGGGCTAAGGATCTGCTACAGCTGTCCACTGGCTTAACCAAGGGTATCAATTTGGAGCTGCAGAGAGAGTTTGCGGACCTGAAGACAGAAGTGGATGAATTCAGCGTATTCGCCACTGCGCAGGAGAAACGCTTAGACGACGCGCAGAAGCTGTTGGATAACAGCAATTGGGCGGCGCCATTCATCGTTTTCGGGGAAAAACCCGATGATTATTATCAAAGAACAGTGCATTCCGGTAACATTGGGGTATTGGGCCTTGATGCGATATCGGCCTACGTAGATGTAGCGCTGACGCTCCCTAAACTATCTGAAACCTTGTAGGAGATCGATTATATGGCTGGATACGATATGAACTGGGGCCAAACCCCCTTGAACTCCCTGAATGGTACACCTGACTACCTACAGTCGTTGACTCCGGATTACTTGCAGAACGTTAATCTGGCAGCTGGTACTGCAGCGCCTTCTGTCATGGGCGGTGTGGGTGACTGGTTTAATAACTCTGGTTTCTTTGGCTCCACAGCAGCTGACGGAACCAAAACCCAAGGTTGGGGTGGTACTGCTATCGGTGTGGCACAAGGACTGGGTAATGCCTTCCTTGGTATGAAGCAATACGGCTTGGCCAAGGATCAGTTGGCCTTTGGTAAGGAACAGTTCAACAAGAACTACGCTGCACAGCAGAAGACCACCAATGCCGCGTTTGAGGATCGTCAACGTGCACGGGTGGCCTCTAATCCTGGCGCCTACCAGTCAGTAGGTGACTATATGAAACAGAACGGGATCTAATATGGCACAACCCATCACCTGGCAGAATGTGAACGGTGTCTCGCTGTCTGATGCAGGCCGCTCGATTGATTCTGCCCAACGCAGCTTCAATGGCGCCTTCGATGGCTTACAAGGTGTCATCAAGGACCATGAAGCCATTGATACCAGCAATATGGCTGTACAGAAGCAGAACAACACCCAGTCCTATTTGGACAAGGTGGCTGAACTGGGGCGTACACCTGCTCAACTGCAGGCGGCTATCCAGACGGGGCAGCTTGAACAGCTGCGTGCCAGCTTCGGTCCGAACATCGACCATGCAGCCACCCGTGGTGCGGCAGAGTCCTTGCTGGACCAACGCTACAAGCAAGTGGCCGCGGCGAACGAGTTTGCCGACAAGACGCTGACCCGTGAGCAACGACCGATCCATGACAGCATCCTGACTAAAGCTTACGCGGGCGACACCAAAGGTGCCATGGACCTGCTGGCACAGAATCCTGGCTTGATGGGCTCGCCGGAAATTCAACGTCAGGTAGGTGAATACGCCAATGTGCTCAAGCTGCGGGGGCAGGAGGATACCCGCTTCACCCGTGAAGGTGACCTGTTCAAGGTCAAGCTGGCCAATGAGAAGAACCAGGTCAACGTGCAGAATGCCAACATTGCCCAGTCCAACGCCGCAGTACGGGCTTCGGACGCCAATGTGCAAGCACTCAAGGATGCCGAAGTCGAACGTAAAGACATCCGTGATGCCACCAAGCGCGCCAACGTGGTCCAGAGTACCAAGCTGGCACTGAAGGAAGCCGGCAATCTGTACTCGGATGGCGTGTACAACGGCAGCCAGGCGCCTGATCTGATCAAAGAGATGGTCGCCTCGGGTGTGGGTGACGACGCCAGTGAACGCCTGGCGATCTTGAAGCGCTTTGAAAAAGGCACGATGAAGATCAAGAGCCCCGATGGTAAAAGCGAAGTGGATGTGCCTATCCCGCTGTCTGCCATGCGTGCTGCCATCCTGGGTTCCAAGGATCAAATCGTTAACTGGCGCAATCAAGGCTGGGCCAACGAAGCAGAAGCCAACTTGAAAAGTATTCTTCAATCAACCTACACCACGCAAGGGGCGAATGGTCAACAGGTTCTAGCCAACAAAGCAGCTGATGACTACTCGGCCTTCACTCAGACGCTGAAGAACGCGATCCAAGACCCGTTGATCAAGGGTGGTAATGGTAATCGGGGTACTGTACCACCGCCAACGATGCCAAAACGCCGATAAGCAGCTGTTCTATGGCAAAAAAGGTGGACTGGAGGAAACTTCGTCCACCTTTTTCTATATAATCAAGACTTCCACTCCACCAGGATGCACCATGGCCACTCTCGACCAGATTCTTGACCAACACCTTGCTAAACAGAAGGAAGAAGCCGCTGGCGGCCTCAACCTGGACACCTACTTCGCTAACCGCTTCGGTGCCACAGCTGGTACGGATAAAGTGGATGCTGTGCGGGCTGCAACCAAGGAAAAGGTGCAGAATCTGGAGTCCTTCCGGCAAGCACTGGCAATCAATCAGGAATCCAACCAGGCCGCAGTAGAGGCCAACAAGCAAGCCTGGTCCACCCGTCTTGGCTTGGAAGCTGATGGTGTGGCCGGCACTGCAGTCAATCAAGCTGCCAGTCTGTACTCCGGTGGCTCACGTCTGCTGGGTAATGCAATTGCTCTGGCACCTAGTGCTACTGGTTTCGCCTATGAAGCTGTCATCCCCGAAGCAGAGAAGCAACTATACGGCCAGTACCAGATGTACAAGCGTACCAACACGGCCATCCCTCCGGAGATGGAAGCTGCCCTGAACCGCAAGGTATCCGGTGCCACTGAGGGTACCTCGCCGACGGACGCTGCACGTTATCAAGCTGAAGCCGATGCCAATCCCGCCTCCCTGACCGTCAAGCAGGTCATGGAACGTACGGATTCCCTGCGTGGCATGGCCCGCAAGGTCAACGATTTCTTCGACAATTCCACTGCAGTGCAACAAGATCGGCGTGATGCCCTGTCCGCCGAGCTGGGCCAGGACTTCGCTGCTCGCTGGGGTAAAGTCACGCAAGGCTGGGACGAAGCCAAAAAGCACCAGTTCATGGCGGCCGGTGGCCACACGATCGAAGGAATCGCCGGTTTACTGCTGGGTGCCGGGGAAGCCGTGGTCAAGCATCCCATCGCCGCTACCGAGTACATCACTGAGAATGCTCCACAGATTGCGCTAGGCGCCTTGGGCCGGACCGGTATGGCCGCCATGACATCCACCAATGTAGGCTATGCGGTAGATAACTACCAGCAAGGCATCGAGAACTACCAGAAAGCCCATCTAGGCCGTCTTCCAGCGGAGGATGTACGTCATACTATGGCCATTCAAGCGGCTTCATTGGCGGTGGCTGAGTATGTAGGTGAGTTGAACATCCTTCATGCTGGCAAGATGCTGGGTGGTGCTGAGAAAGCTACTGCTGAAGTAGCGGCTACCAGCGCAAAGCAATCCATCAAGAACACACTGGGTGCTGTTGCCCATGGTGGTATTGGTGAAGCAGCCACTGAGGGCTATCAGACCTATATGGAGGGCCAAGTTACTGGCAAGCCAGCCAGTGCCGAGGACATCTACAAGGGTGCTGTCATCGGTGGTGTGGCGGGTGCCGGCCTGTCCGGAGGTCTGCATGGTATCCATGAAGCCTTGAAGGCAACGCCGGAACACGCTGCCCAACGTGCAGCCGAGGCTACCGACCATGCGACCTTCAACGCCGCGGCAGAAGCCAACGACCCGGCACCTTACCTGGATCCACAAAGTAAACAGTACGATCCCTCCGAAGCGGTAGGGGTATTGCTGAAACACGCCATGGGTGCGGACGTGACGCCGGAAACCAAGCAGGCCAACCTGAAACAGGGGAGTGAGATCGTCGCCCAACTGGAAGAAGCACATGCCCAAGCACAGACGGTGGCAGCCACGCATACCCCGGAGGGTATCCAGGAAGCCAAGGACAATCTGGCTGCGGTACAGGAACAGCTGAAGACGGTCGATCCCACGGACAAAGCCAAGGTCACCCAGCTGAATTCACTGGTTTCGGATCTGACGGCCGAGGTAGCCGACCGCAGCGACAGCAAACAAGCCATGGCCGCTCGTACTGAGGCATCCAAACTGGAACGTCAGCTTAATACCGGTCGTGCTCGCCTTGAAGGGCTTACCACCATCGCTGAACCACAGGTTAAGCCAGCTGAAGTAGCTACTATGGTGGATGAAGCAGCCAAACCAGAGGTAGCAGACCGGTTGATCAATCTGTCCATGACTCAACCGGATAGTATCACCGGTGAGCAGGCTACTAAGCTGGCAGAAGACAAGTCCAACACCTTCACCGATGAACAGCGTGCACACTTGCGCGCTTTCTCTGCTGCACGTATCGCTGAGAACCAGTTATCCACACAAAGCAAGGTATCTCAGGAAGTATTCTACGGTTCGGCCAAGAATGTTGGCATGGCCCAGTACCGTGGCCGGATTGCTGCGGCAATTGCTGCCAATAACCAGAACACGGCGACGCGTCAGCTTGAACAGCTGCAGACCTTCGCCACCGACCACGCCAGCAAAGCTCAGGCTGCACGCCAAGCCATGCAGGGTGGCATGGGTAACCAGATCGTCAAGCTCACCAACGGCTCCGGCTGGACCGTGCTGCCCAAAGGGGAGAAGCTGGACAAGACCACCATGGATTCCAACGGCGCCCTGACCATGCAGTCCGGCCGGCTGGTGCAGGATATCCAGAAGGAAGCCAAAGCCCTTGCCGCCACGGTGGCAGAGATGCAATCTGCTGTGAAGATTAAATTTGGCAACACGGTAAACCCTGTTGTACAATCCAATCCTTCCGCAAAACAAACGACACTTCCCGGAAATATCAATAGCCCCAAGAATGAGGAGGAGTCCGCACGTCCAGAGCTTCGCCCTGAACCTCCTGCCGTCCGCACTCCTACTCTCTCCAGTAATAAGACGCAAACCAAGCAGACGTTTGAAGAACGTCAAGCTTTCAATGCCGCACAGGAAGAAATCGTGCGCAAAGCCAACGCGGCTTACGCCGCCAAACAAGAAGCCAAGACAGCGAAGTCGGAAGCAGCGCAGCAACCAGCGGTGGTGAGCGCAGCGAACCCCGCGCCCGTTGCGGAGGCTGCGACGACTGAAGCGGGAGTAGAGAAGAAGGATAATATTTCTTCCCCTGCAGCCTCGCCAGCGTCGTCACCTGCCAGCCCTACGCTCGCTGACGCTCGCGGGGCTACGGTGCCTTCCTTGGCTTCGGCTGCGGCAACTGGTTTGAAGGTGTTTGAACAGGAACATGACAAGGCTGCCCCTTACACGGAACAGAACCTGATAGGTACCCAGTTCCAGCAGACTGCTGGCAGCGACACGGGTACGCTTCGTCCACTGGCTTCGGTGACGGATTTCCTGTCAGCCTTGAAAGCCAAGACCACCAAGGTGTCGGACTTCGTCCAGCAAACCAGTGAACCGACTGCTGCACAACGTACCGTGCTGAAGGACTTCGCCCGTACTGCGGGTGACTGGTTTGCTACCATCACCAGTAATCTGGTGCGTGGCAATAAGGGTTACGGCTATGAGGACATGATCCAGTTCCTGCTCAATGAGCAAGGGGATCTGGAGGAGAACACCAAGACAGCGATTGCTTATGCAGCCTACAGCTGGGTAGCAGAAGCGGCTTCCCGTCCATCGGAGAACAGCCCGGAAGAGATCAATCTGATTCTGGGTCGGGGTGAAGATGCCATTGTCAGCACCAAGGAAACCAACGCGCTGAAATATGTTGGTACCCGACAGAACGTGGTGGCCAACTCCCTGGGTCAACGGGTAGTCGCTGCGCTTGGCTTGAAGTCCTTGGCTTCCGCTCCGCGCAATCTACAGGCCGATCTGGAAGCATCGATCGGTGCCCACGCCATGAAGTTGCTGCTGGACCAAGGCATCCTGGTGCGTACCAGCATCAGTGGTAAGGAAATGGCGGAACTAACCGGTAAAGAATCCACTGACAGCAACGCCAAGTTCTACTTCCTCAAGCTGGCACAAACGGACACCGGATTGCATCCGGCTGCCGAAGCCATCTACCAAGCCAGCAAGGGTACGCAGGGCATCCTCGACAAGCTGTTCGGGGTCGAACCAGCATTGAAGGAACCGGGTACTGTACCGATCAAATCGACGCAGAAGACCACGCGCAATACCGACATGGCTATCCCCTCCGAGCTGGAAAAAATGGTGGCCAAGGATGATGCCATCCCCAGCTTCGTGCGGGCTGACATGTACAACCTGGTGGGGCAGATCGATCCGGAGATCCTGCTGAAGATCGCCGGTAAGGAAGAAGTCACCGAAGACAGTGTGCACAAGGCTCGCCGCGCTTCGTTGCAAGCCAAGAACGATGGTCTACAACGGGAGTTGTCGCGCTTCATGGATTACGTCGGTCAGATGGGCCATGACGTGGCCATGTACTTCGAGCACTCTGTCTGGATGCAGCAGCGGGTGGGTATCGCCACCAACATGATCAATCCACAGACGTCGAAGATTCATCGGCACATGCTGTACCGGCAGAACTGGGAAACCAAGATCGCCATCAACGACGTCGATGTGATGACCAACTTCAAGCTGCGTGTCGCGGAAGGCTTGGGCGTCAAGACCGACAAGAAAAGCCAGGCCAAGGCACTCGCTGACCTTACTGGCTTACTGGCGAAGCCAGAGGTCAAAGGCGCCGTCAACGTGCTGGTCAAGTCCCTGGCCGGCACCAAGGATGGTACCTTGTCGGCCAATGAACAGCAGGTGCTGCTGGCTGGTGTCAAAGCCGGTGGCGAAGACATGCACTCGCTGGATGCGCTGATGGCACTGGCCCAGTTCACCCAAGCCAAGAAGGCAGGGGAGTCTCACTTCACCACGCAGATGATGGCCGAGGTGGATGGCGTCACCAACGGTCCGATGTTTACCAATCTGTTGCTGGGGGCGGCCAATACCGTGGGTGAGATGTACGCCTTGCTGAATCGGGGGGGTTTCTTCCAGCAAGGCAATCCGCACACCGAGTACAACAACTGGCGGGATGCACCGGGCAACTTCGACCTGTATGAAAACACTGCCTTGCACATGACCCAGGCAGTCAATGCGGCTGGCTTCGATTCGGCCACCATGGCTTCCTTGTACGCCTTCACCGGCGAGCTGGCAGACAAGAATGGGGCGGTGCAGAAAGCCGGCCGCAACATCATCAAGACGCCGTTGACGGCCATGGTGTTCGGCTCCTCGGTGAAGTCGGCGGTGGACAGTATGGCGGACAAGTTCATCGACAGCATCTACGCTGCCATCGAGGACAACGCCAAGGGAGCGAAAGGCGCCTTGAGCAGCACGGAGATCCTGGCCCATCTGGACATGCTGGGCGTGACTCTGCCAGCAGGAACCAACCTGATGGAGCATGAATTCAATGCTGCCCAGATCAAGACATTAAAAGGTATCTTCTCCGGTACATTGGGTAAGGCAGTCGAAGCCACCATGAAGCAGGACTTCGAGGTCTTCATCAGCCAGCGTACCCAGTTCAACCTGACGGCACAGACCACCTTCGCCGTGTACAACGCGGTGTACAGCAGCCTGCGCGAGAAGATGATCAACGATCTGATGGCGGAAGGCAAGCTGGCGGTCAACAAGACCACCGGCAAACCTATCCACGACCTGACCAATGCACAGGAAAAAGCCTTGCGCAAGCAGGTCGAAGCACTGGCACCGGTCATGCACTCGCCGATGTCCAAGGAATCTGGTGAGCTGAAAGCGGGTCTGCTGGTGGCCAAATCCGATCGAAAATTGTCCACCTCGCCGATCTACCAGAATACGGTGAAATTTGGCCAGCCCTTCGCCGACAACGGCAGCAAGTCCACTGCTGTGCACGGCTACGAAGTCACGCCGACGGGTCCGGGTGTGGCCATGGTCCCGGTTAGCATGCACTCGTCGGATAGTGCAGTATCGGCTCGTGCCAATCCAGACGGTAAAGCCCTCAACGTACACGATGCACAGGGTTCTGGTGTGGGTTCCATCCTGGCCACGGCGCAAGCCATGAACCAGGCTACCTGGGACACCATGCTGAATTATTCCCCTGCTGCGGAAGTGACAGCGGCTTTGCTGCGCACGGTACAAGGACTGGACGCCATGATACAGGCTGGCACTCTGCCGGACACGGCTCTGACCTTACTGGCTTCGTCCTTGGTGGACATGGCTGAAAAGCAGGGGATGTCGCCGGAGGGTGTGCTGCAAGTGCAAGCCATCCGCGCACAGGAGATGGCCTACAAGGCGGACAGCATGAAGCTGGATACCATGGCCACCATGCAGGCGATTAATCAATATGCGATGGAAGGTGGTGCCTACGCTGTCACATCCGATAACCGGGCATCTGCGGCCTCGCTGCGCTCGGCACTGGCGCCCTCCTTATCGGCTGATGCCAGCGCGGCCCTGAACCGGGTCAGCGACAAGCTGGACGCTGCCATCAAAGCCGAGGTGGCCAAACGCGAAGGCAAGACTGTGGTGCCGGACACCGAGATGGATCCACAGGTGAAACCAGCCGGTAGTGTAGCCGAACTAGGTAAGTCGGCGATTGCCTCCGATCCCTTCCTGGTGGAGACGTTCAGCAAAACGCCTGTAATGGGCCTAGCAGAGGTCGCAGCCGCATTGCGTGTGTCGCTCAAGGGTGAGTTCAATCAACGCCTCCTGAGCGCTTTGGAGCGGGCTACGGGCTTTGACTTGACGGTGCGCTATGTCACGCCACAGACGGCACCGGCCGATCTGCTGGCCAAGGGGGATGACAAAGCCCGTGGCTGGTATGCCAGCAGCAATGGTGAGCAGGCGATCTACGTGCTGTCACCAGAGTTCAAGTACTCCGGTTTGACCCCGGAACTGCTGCTGCATGAGCTGACCCATGCGGCCGTGGCCCGTACCATCGAGCAAGCCAAGATCGACGGCAAAGGGGATGCGTACGCACTGGTGAAGGAACTGGAAGAACTGCGTATGACGGCTGCCAAATATGTTGTGGCTAATCATTTACAAACCCAATTTAGTGCGGCAGTCGAGAACGTGCACGAACTGGTCAGCTGGGGGATGAGTAATCAGGAATTCCAGACCCAGGTGCTGGGTAAATTCCAGATGGCTTCGACTACCGGCAGCAATGCGCTGGTGTCGGGGATTAAGAGCTTCATTAACAAATTGGTGGGCTTGGTCTTTGGTAAGCAGAACGCTACCATGGCAACCGGGATGGGTGTGCTGATCTCTAATGTATCGGGGCTGTTCAATGCAGCAGCACAAACCAAAGACACGGCCAGCAAGGCTACGCTGGTGCTGAACCAGACCAATACGGGTGCAGCACAGAACAACCTGCGGGATCTGTCCACCATGGACATCCACAACGCCCTGGCACAGATGAACAGTGGCCAGGTAGTCAGCACCGGTTTCAGTGCCCACCTGCAGGATCTGCTGGGAGGGATTGTCACCAAGCTGCATGGTCCATTCGGTAGCTTCAAGGCTGCCATCATGGCGCAAACGGCCCAGACTCCGGAGCAGGTGTACCAGCATGCGCTGACTACCGGTGAAGCACCGTTCGCACTCGATGCTTTGGGGGCAGGTTTTGCCTTCACCCATCAGGAAGCCTTCGCTGCCGAGCAGGTCCAGGTCACGGTGCGCGAAGCAGTCAACGGCAAGGATGGCGTAACGTCGGTGGCCTATCGGGAACTGGCCAAGCTGTACGACGAAGTGCGCAGCAAGATCAAGGTGTCCGACTTCCATGGTGCGAATGTGTCGCCAGTGGAGATCGCTGAAGCCCAGGCGCTACATGACTTCATCTTCACGGTGAAGCTCGATGCCGACGGCAAGAGCGAATACCTGTCGCGCTTCGCTGCACTGGGCCTGGCCCATGAAGGCTTCAACACGGTGCTCGCTTCCATGGTGTCACGTAATGCCAATGCCGCTTCGGCCATCAGCTTCAACGATCGGCTCAACAAGATCTTCGAGCAGATCCTGAACTGGTTCGCCGGCAAGATGACGCACACCAAAGAAGGCATGACGGCCGAAACCAAGCTGACCAAGCTGGTGGAACAGCTGGTGCAGATCGAAGTCAAGAAACGCATGGTGGTGCAGGCACGTATCCAGCTGTTGACACCAATCGAGGAAGCGGTGGATACGCTGGCCAAAGGTGCCCGTGCCAAGCTGGATGCTTTTGTCCGCCAGCCTTACTTCAAGCAGCATACGAATGGCTTTGTACGCGGTGGTACAGCCCTTCTGTCGGCCTATGCGAATGAGCGCACGGATGCGGTGTTGGAAGGTTTCATGCGCCTGCGCGATCAAACCATCGGAGGTCAGCTGGGGATTGCTGCCTCGCTCGTCAATGAGTTCCGCGGCTCCAATACCAGCAACCTGATCTTCCATTACCTGCTGCGCATCACCAAGCATATTGAAGGTACCCGCAAGGACATCATCACCGGTACTGGCAAGATCGTGCTGGGCTCCTTCGCCAATGAGGGGGATGACCTGAACGCGCAGCACAAGGATGCCATCAGTGCAGTGTTCCTGCGGACTGACATGAGCAGTCTGCTGACCCACTACAACATGGATGAGCTGGCTAAGCTGGTGGGGGATCCACAGGCAGTGCAGACGGAGATCAATCGCTTTGAAGCCAACCTGACCAGCAAATTCCGTCGCTACTATGTGAATGCAGCCAAGACCCTAGCCTACTACAAAGCCACTGGCGAAGTGCGCAGTGCCCATCTGGTGATGAATGCCGGGAACATCGCTCGCTTGTACGGTACCGGCTACAAGACCCAGGTGAGTGAAGCCGAAGCCAAGCAGGCCGAGAAGATCATTGATCCCTTGGTTTCCTTGTATGCGCTGCTTTACTCCCGTGAGGATCACCTGAGTAAAGCCCAGGAAGTATTGAAGGCGGAAGCTGCACGCACGGATGGTGGCAACGGTGTGGAGATGGTACTGAAGACCCATCAACGCCTGGTCGAACAGTCGCAGAAGCTGCTGTTCGATGATGCTGCACCACTGCACATGAAAGGCTACACCACCGAGATCTACGATCCCTTCATGGATGTGGTCACGGCCGGCGTGGATGAAGGTGCCGATCTGGTCCTGCAGGGTTACACCCAAGGTTCGGCACTGAGCCATGATGTGGCCGATCCCCTGGCCGAGGAAAAGCACATCTACTACCTGCGCGATGGTGGCATGCAGCGTCGTGTCACGGGTACGCTAAGCTTCACCGGCATGAAGGCCAAGGGTACCCGTGTGCACAACGGCAATGTCTCGCCGCTGTCCTACTCTGGTCAGCTGAATGCCTCCAACATGGCGGCCATCGGTAACAACAAGCAGGCAGCCATCCAGGACATGTTCACTGCCACTGGTTTCGATCCGTCGAGTGTCAAGCAGAATCATCTGGCACCGGTGCTGAATGCCAACGGCGATGTGGTCAACTACCGTTACCTGATGAGCGAGTTGACCAAGGACACTTTGCTGGACCGGGACAACCGGCCGGAGAAAATCCTGGGCGCCATGGCGGGTTCCGTCTTCGACAAGGTCAGCTCCAAGGAGCAGAACCGCAAGGTGGTGGAAGCGCTGCATGAGCAATACACCTACGAGTTCGCCAGCAATCCTGCTGCCTACCTGACCGTGGGACCGAAGAGTACTGATCCGCAGCTGAGAGAAATCTGGCAGCTGCTGCCGGCCTCCACCAAGCAGGCGGTCAATGAGATCTGGGGTACCGAGGGTATGAAGGTGCGCAGCGATCTGCTGGACATCAACTTCGGTTACCGCAAGGTGAGTGTGGCCGATGCCTTCACCGAGCAGGCTGCACAACGCAACTTCGTGCAGGGCATGTTCGTGGAATTCATGACCATGGCTTTCCATGAGAAAGCGCAGCTGCGCACCCGGCAAGTGGAGGATATCTGGCAGGCCGTGGTGAAAGCCACCAAGGGCAACCTGGTGGTGAAATCCTGGTCCACCATGAGCGGCAACCTGCGTTCCAACTGGTCGCAGCTGTTGTTGATGGGTGTTAATCCGGTGGCCATCGCCCGTAGTCACCGGGTAGCCTTCAAGGGTGCCTGGGCCTACAAGAAGGATAGCGAACTGCTGTTCAACCTACAGCACCAGATTGAGGTGGGGCATATCCTGCCAGGACAAACCAAGGCGGACATTGAACACCAGATTAAACGCCTGCAGGACAGCATCAACCGCAATCCGGTCAAGCCGCTAATCGATGCTGGCTTGATGCCGACCATCGTGGAGGATGTGGCAGCTGATGACGACATCTATTCGTACAAGTCGAAGTTCGTCAAGGGCACTGAGAAGTTCACCAGCAAGCTCAACCCACAGGTGGTAGGACTAGGTAAGTTCTTGCTGATGACGGAAGACAGTTCAGCCTTCAAGGTGATGAGCTACGCCACGCAGATCTCCGACTTCCTGGCCCGCTACACGCTGTACGAGCACATGACCAGCAAGAAGAATCCGATGGACCATGAGGATGCGATTCAACTGGCCTCGGATGCCTTCATCAACTACGACGTCCCGACACACCGGATGGTCCAGTATGCTAATGATTCGGGGTTGGTGATGTTTACCAAGTACTACATGCGCATCCAGAAGATGCTGGGTAAGATCTACAAGGAACACCCTGGCCGGGTAATTGCGTTGCTGGCTGCTGAACGGATGATCGGGGATCAGCCGACAGTGATCGATTCGGGGATGCTGCATCGCTGGGGCAACCCGCTGAACCTGGGCGCCCTGGACTATCCTGGCTCACTGGATTCCTTGACCACGGTGAAGCTGCTCAGTAGTCCCTTCCGCGGAGGTGGTAACCCAGCGGATTAAATGAAAAAAGCCCAGGGGATTGCTCCTCTGGGCTTTAGTGGCTTGTTTAAGATACAGTGATTTCCTGTTTTTATACTTAGGCTGCCGCCTCGCCCCCGGAACCATCCGGTCTAGCCTGTGCCCCACTTCCCAGCACATGGACTGGCAGGATTCGAACCTGCTTTCTCTTACCCAATCTCGGCGAACGATCCGGACTCGAACCGGCATTACTGGCACTGTTGCTGTTTGAAGTTGATCGATGACCGTGGCTACCACTGATCACCCCGTGCTCCAAGTCCCAAGCAGGACTTGCTTTAAAGTGCGCACAGTGCACATGGGTTCGACCAACATCTGAGTGACCCGCCTTGACTACGGGTAGTGGGGCTACGCTTTGGGCTCTACATTTCCGTCCCTCTACACCCCAGCACTCAGATGTTGACCCCGGAGGGCAGCCGCTTAACGTGTGACCAACCACACGAGAAGCGTACCAAGGAGGAAGCTGCCGACCGGGAGTGACAAGCATATCACGATGAATTTGAACAGGCTAATGCTGCGTCTTGTTTTATACATCATGCTAGGTTCTCCAATGGAGTATGCACATAGCTATAAACCAGATAGCGCCAACAGCTATGCCACCATAGAAGATCACCCATCCGAACAGGGCAAGGAGTACCCCTGCTCCGATGAGTGCACCCAGCAAGAGAATGGCCAGGATGACCGAGCCAATCATCTTGAGGGTGGCCATGCTTAGCCGAACAGACTGGAGGTGGTCTTGGCCGGCTTCTCCACTTCAACCTGTGGTTGCAGCGTTGCTTGGGCTTCAGCCGCAAACAGTGGTGCTGCTTCTGCGACCTTGGCTTCAGCGATAGGTTCAGCCTTGGCTGCTTCAGTTTCCTGGGTGGCCAGCAGTGCTGTAGCAGCCGATTCCTTGGTGGCGGCCACGGCTTCTGCTGCGGTGGTGATCGGTGCTGCAGTAACCACAGTTGCGGTGACAGGGGTATCCGTTTGCACGGCTACTGCCACAGCAACTTCTTCAACAACAGCCACGGCAGGGATCAGGCCCAGCACGGTACCAACGGATTTGATTTCACCACCACCGGGCAGGATAGCTTCCTTCTTTGGCTTGTCTTCTTCGACTTCGTCCACCACAGCCACGTCAGGAGTGTTGCCCCGGATAGTGGCATCGGTAGCTGGGGTCATCAGCACCACAGCGGTATCCGCTACCGGATCCACATAAACGGCGTCCGGCAGCGTGAAGCCAGGGATCTCCACATCATCGATATGGATGGCCGCCGACAGACCATTGCCGCCGCGGCCGGAGGTGAAGTCGATGCTCATGGTTTTGTTGCGCAGCGAGATGCCCTGGTGGCCGATGTACTGGCGGATGGCTTTCTCGATGTCGGGTTGTTTCAGGATGATTTCCATGTTGCTCTCTTATGTAAGGTACTGCGGTGGTTAAGCTGCTTGCCTGAACTGCATCAGGTGCAGGGTTTGTTTAAAGCTGTTGGTACGCAGGCCGGCATAGATGGCAGCGGTGGCATCGGCCATGTGTTCGGCCTTGGCAGCGCTGACCTGCTCCTTGCCGTTGTTCTTGAACATGGGCCAGTTGGCTTCGGGGTGTCGCCCCATGGCCCATTCAATCATCTCCAGCTTGGTGGCAGTCTTCTTGCCGACACTGACCATCTTCACTTCGGATGGCGTCACCTCGAAGAACGGAATGCCCGTGGCACGTAATGCCCCCAGCACGCCCACACAGATGCCATACGAGGCCATCGCACGGGCAGACTGGCTGCCTACCGGAACCTCAACGAAAATCGCCTGGGCGCCCTGTGCGTGGGCCAGGGCTGCCTCACACAATTGATACGCCGCTTCCAGATCCTCGCTGTTCTGCCTTACCTGCTTCCCGGTAGGCAGTACCGGTTGGATCACCGCCACCTCGTTGATCACCAAGGTGGCGTCAGCCAGGGTGTGACCCAAGGTGAGAATACCCTTGGAGACACCCCAGTTGCGCAGTGATGGATCGAAACCCACCACCTTGAAGCCAGCCAGGTCAGCCTGGTGCATCATCGCCGGGTGCTGCTTCGATGCTGGCGCCAAACGGCAGATCCTTGAACAGGTTCAGCACGGTCATGACACCGACACGGAACACCTGCAGGTAGGCACCGTTCAGGTCCATGGCAATGACTTCACCTGGCTTGGCTTCGTCTTCCACCTCTATGGTGGTACCTTCTTGAAACTCCAGCAGGCGGTTGCCATGTTCCATCTTCTCGGCATGCCAGTGATCCACCAGCATGGCAAAGGCGTCGATATCAACAATGGGGGTGGCACCGACGGGCACGGCTTCCTTGAAGATGGCTTGACCAGCCAGCTCAGGATTCAGGACGGCGATTTCAGCCATGGTTCAGCTCCTTGTATAGAGCGTAGCCTTCCAGCTCCCACAGCTTGGCGGTGGCCTTGTTTTCGGCGTCTTCCTTGCCGATACGAATACCCGTAGCCGCGATGAAGTTGTCCTTATCCACGCAGGCACTGAAGCCAGTGGCCAACAGAAAGGCATCGTCCAGGTAGGCATGTACAAAGGTGCTGGTGGTGCCTTCCGGTACGTGCACCTTGTAGGTGACACGGTGCATCAGCGCTTCGATGTCTTCACGCATGACACGGCGGCCGGTCTTGCCAGCTGCGGCCAGTTCCTGGCTGGTGATGTCCGGCTTATCCATTGACCACCTCCGGCTTGGCCGACAGGAAGACGTAGAACATCTGCGCCGCATTTATTACAGTCGAGGGATGGTTGTTACCGCCCACTTGGTTGCGTACAGCCATATCGAGTGCCATGGCACGCATGTTCAGGTCATGCCCACCATCATTTTCATTTTCACCCATTGGTATCTCACTTAGGTTAGGTAGATTGCCAGCCAGCGGCTGCCGGCTGGTTATTGCGATGACGCCGGAGGATTAACCGAACAGGCTGGACTTCGGTTTCGGCGTACCAGCTGCAGCGGCAGCTTTCGGTGCACCAGGGACACCTGCATTGGCGCCGGCACCCTTGGCTTTGTTGCGCACCTGGCCACGCCATTTCTCGGTCCAGGCAGCGTAGAACTCGGCCGTTTCGGACTTGGCCTTGATCTCGGTGGTGGTCTTGTGCATGTGGCCTTCCTTGGCGCAGAAGAACTTGTCGATCTCGTTCTCTTCACGGGTTTCGCCGGTGGGCTCGTATTCATTCGTGACTTCGTTCTTCTTGGTCTTGTCCACGATCTGGCGGATCAAGCCGATGACAATGTCTTGGTCCAGCATTTCGGTGATCATCTGTACCTTGGTAGGGATCTCAGCCTTGGCGGTGAAGTCATACAGCTTGATGACTTTTTCTTCCGTGTCCAGATCGGAGATCTCCTTGCCAGTGGTCAGCAGTGCCAGCGAGTTGGCCTGACTGAAGCCAGGCAGCGGGAAGTTCTCGTCGCCTTTGGTGTAGTAAGTCTTGTTACCTTTTTTGTCACCGGAGGTCATGAACAGCGTTTGGCGCAGTTCTTTGTTGTCGCTGTGGTTGAAGACCAGATGCAGGCCCAGGGCGCCGCTGTCGGATTTTTTGATGTAGGCTAGGACAATCTTGGCAGCGTAAGCATCGGAATCAACGACATTGCTACCGCCGCCGAGGACGTCTTTATCATCGGCAATCTTGACGCCGTCTTCGGTTTTGAGGGATTTGAGCAGACTCATGGTACATTTCCTTTTGTAAGGGTTGGTTATGTTGTTGGGTACAGCAAAGTGAAGCGCTGCTCAACTCAATTGTGTTCTACCGGATTGAGCAGTGTAATACAGAACAGTACGACCTTCAATCGTAATATTCGTGCAGACGGTCGAGAACCAGCTGCATATTGTTGTCGATGTAGGTTTCCTTGGTGTCGAACAGTCCTATTGACCCACGCAAGCGTTCATTAACCGTTTCCTTGGTCAACTTGGTCTGGAAGACATACTTGAAGCCCAGTGCTTCTTCTTCCGGCGTGATAGTCAGCAGCTTGGACTCGTAGCCTTTCAAAGCCTTCACTGTCATCTTCTTCGACGCGATCACGGTGGAGAAGTAGGACTCAATACCGTTGTTCTTCAGAGAACCTGCTACTGGCACCTTGGTTTCCATCACCATCTCACCTTCGTTCAAGGTGTCCAGGGTGTGTGCCAGAAAGATCACGTTCTTCGAGCACGTAGCCACCTTCTGTTGCATGATGGACTTAAAGTACTGAGCAAACTGGCCCCAGGCTGCACGACCGTCCGCTTGCGTGACGATATACAGCGAAACGTACATGTCCAGCAGGTAAGTCAGCGTGTCGATGACGACAGTGTGGATATGTGCCTGTTCCGGCAGCTCCACCCAGTCGAACACCTCGAACAGTTGCAGAGGATCGGTGATGATGAATTCACGGAACTTGGATTTGAAGGGTAACTTTTTGCCGGACTCACAGTTGCAGTAGGCCACGCCTTCGGGATTCTTCAATCCCATCAGGGAAGCCGACTTGCCGGTGGCGGACTTGCCGCCGACCAGGATCAAGTGGTCGTTGATTTGTTGCTGGGTCATTTACATCTCCATAGAAAAATAAGGGTTGGCTTTATCCAAGCCAACCCCTGCCAGATTGTCGCAGACGTGCCCGGAGGGCGCCTGATTTAGAATGCCTTGATACGTTCGGCCAGCACGGAACTGTACATGTGCATGGCACTGTATTGAGAACGTAAACGACGTTGTTCGTCAGTAGCCAAGCCAGTGAAGATAGGTGTGTCTACAAACTTCAGCAGAGCAAGCATTTTGGTGTCCAGCTCGGCTTTCTCATCCACCACCCGTTGCTGGTGTGGCTGCAGCGTGGATGCTGGAATTTCCCGGTAGGTCTTCTCGAACTGCTCAGCCGGCGACCAGCTGATGTAGCCGGTATGAGCCGGATGGTTAGGTAGTCCGCCGTCGGTGTACTCCACCAAGTAGCCAGGCGTGTCTTTGTCCTGTCCTTCCGGTGTCAACCAGCCCTGATAGTTGTTGTACTGTCCGCGGGTCATAGGCATGGCCAGCAGAGTCTTGGTACCGATGTAGCGTTTCATCATGATGCGACCTTTCAGTTGTCGAAGAAGAACACGATGCGCTGTTCTTCCAGGTTGGGATTGTCGGTCTTGGGTAAGCCGTCGATCAGCCTGGTCAAGCGTGGCAGCAGTTCCCTTGCATCGAGATCCGGACTGACCAGCATCTGCATGGCCTTTTCCTTCAACTCCTGCACGGTCAGGTGATTGTGGCTATGTGCATCATCTTCCCAGCGCTCGAAGATGGCAGCTACTTCCGGCGACAGGTCTTCTGCCATACCGTGATTCGGCAGGCCAAAAGGACACTCGTAGCGTACTTCACCATTGGTGAGCAGACCAAACAAACCATAGTCCCGGCCACGGTAGGAATACGTGATGTCAGCGTATTCACCATCATCGATTTCTGCTTGGGTAGGTGTGGTCAGTGTGTGCAGCAAATCTGCCACCCAGACACCCTCTTTCTTGGTTTCCGACCACAGATGGATATCACAGCCCATGTCAGGCTCCTTGCTAAAGTAAATGGGGCCATAGCCCCGTGGGTTAAGGGAGTTTGGCGATTGCCTTGGTGACGCTGACCATGATGGTGCTCATGATCTCCATCTCGTCCAGCTTGTCGGCGATACGCTCGTTCAAGTGCAGCACCTTCTGCCGGATCGGCTCGAACTGGAAGCCGGCATCAACCAGGATCATGGCGAAGCGCAGCAGCATGTTGTTGCGGTTGCCGTCGCCGATGTTGTTCATCACCCAGCGCTCCAAGTTGTCCAAGCCCTGCTGGTCCTGCAACAACGCTTTGCGCTCCTCGTTCTTACTGGTTTTCGGGATGAACGGCAGCACATCCAGGATGTCACCTTCGTTGTACTCGTAGATGCTGGGCATGCCTTCGTTGTTCTGGGCACAGCTCATCCACTTACGCGCACGCTGTCCGGTACCATCATCGACCGAGAACGGCAGCCACTCGTAGATGTTGGCCATGAACTCTTTAAAGTCCTTCGCGTCCAGCTGCAACTCGTAGCTGATTGGCAGGATCAGGCGGAAGCGTTCTTCCCCATTGGCTTCCGCCGTCTGGTGCCGCTTGGTGGTGTAGATCAGATACTTGTACGACGCCATCAACGTCTTCACCGTGCTGAGAGGAATACCCCCATCGACATCGATCACCACCAGATTGAAGCCAGGGATGGCATTGTCTTCGTTACGATAGCCACCGGCCACATGGTGCGACAGCCAGTGCATAGAGGGATGATTGGTCAGCTTGTGCAGCTGGTCAAACGGTGCCCGCTCATTGGCATAGTCGGTGGTGATGTCAGTGCTGTACGCCACGATCATCGAGTCCAGCCGGCTGGCTTTGAGCGTCTCCCCGCGCAGGAATTCAATCCCATCCGAGAACGACTTCTTGATGATGATGTTGTTGCGATAGCCCCACGCTGTGGCCAGCGACAGCATCTCGGTCTTCTGGCTTGCGGCACCGCGGTAGAACGGCAGATCTTCCACCAGATCGGCTTGGGTGCAATCACGTCGCACCGAGCCCAGATACTTGGCCAGTTTGATGTAAGTGCGGTCCCGTGTCAGCAGCTTGTCGAAGGCTGCACCAGATTCCTCGGCCAGCTTGATGGCGTTGTACAGATGCTCCGACGTCAGCTCCGGGGAGTCGTCGATAAAGGCGTAGGCGCCAGCCAACTTGAGGGCTTTGAAATAGCGGTGGGAGATCTCGGCTTTCTTGATCTCTTCGTGCTCCGGCAGCTCATGGGCGATCTTCTCGCATTTGAGCTTGTACTCGATCAGCAGCAGCGAGGTATCTTTGGTCAGCACTAGGCGCTTGTTGACGTTGACGATGTCAGCCAGCTGATCCAGCTTGTCCGCCAGGTCTTCCATCCAGACGTTGCTGGACTTATCCGTCAACATGTCATACACCTGTTCTGGCGTCAGCTCCTTCTTGATGTCAGAAGCTTTGCTGTAGCCGAAGAAGCAGCGCCGGGCATAGCCGGTTTCCAGCATCGAGTACAGTTCTTCTTCCACCTTGCTGCCGTTAAGCAGCTTGGCCGGCGTCCCGAACAGCATCATGTTGGTCGGCGTTTGACCAGGGATTTCCTCATTACGCTTGTTATCGGACGTGTTCTTGATCAGCTTGGTTTTGATCTTGCCGACGTCGTACAATTCCAGGTAGGTGTTGAGTACTTCCACACTGGACAGTAGATTGCTGCCGATCTCATCGATCTGCAGGTTGACCGAACCAGCATCTGCCATCAGCAACTTGTGACGCATTTGCTTAATAGCAGCAGGGGTGCCGGAGTCGAAGCTGAATACCAAGGTACCCAGCTCATCGAATTCCTTCTGCACACGCACCAGTTCTTCTTCCGGATCGACGCTCTTGCGGGCAGCACGCTTCACCGCCAGCTTGGGCAGGTTCTGCTCGGCCAGGATGGTAAACGTCTCCTCCAGAAAACGGGCACGGAAGCGACCAATCACATCGTTTTCAATGATGTTGGTTGAGAAGCCTTTGCCCGATCCGGAGGTGCCCAGATTCAGCGCGTACATATTGACCGGAATTTCTCCTCGATCATGGGTAACGATGGTGGTGCGCATCATCGACGCCACCATGCTGAAGTAGTACCCCACCAGCACGCGGAAGAACAATGGATTATCGTTCTGGGTCTTGTTGCACAGGATCTCCACCAGCCTCTCCGCGGTGGGATGGAACTGCATTTCCTCATTGGTTTTCATCGTGCTTTCCTTACGGGGATTGGGATTGAGAGTTAGATGACCAGGTCACCGGACTTGATCAGCGCATCCTTCTGAGTGCAGGCGGCAAAGCCAGCGCAGAACTTACAGGCTTTCACTTCACCTGGCTTGGCGATGACAACGCCGGCACCTTTACCCACGGTCATCATGTGGGTGCGGGCAGACAGTTCGTCATCGAAGTTCTTGGTGCTCTTGGCAGCTGTGGCTACCGTTTCAGCGGTATGGTTTTTGTACCACTTGAACACCGGCTCGGTACGCCACAGTTCTTCATCGGTGCACAACGGCAGATCCGCTTCCGGTGCATCGACCAGGTCGTCGAAGTCGGACAGCTTGCGGCGTACCCAGGCATCGGTTTCCGCGATTGACATTAACGGCAGGATCACTTGTTTGAAGCGCTCCTGCGGGTAGTTGGGGTTCTGCCTGGCTTGCATGGCAGACCAGTCGGTGAAGATGTACTGGATCTTGCCCTGGTCGCGGGTGATGATCTCCGGATTGAGCCAACGGTAGATGCTCAGTTGCAGGATGTACTTGGCATCATTGGTGTTGTTCATCGCCGTGTAGGTACCGGTGGTCTTGAAGTCCTCCGGGAAGCCATCACCAACAAAGTCAAACTTGCCAGCCACCAGGTACTTACCCACCTGTTTATAGGCACGCTGTTCCAGGTAGATCGGGATGATGTCCGGATCAGCCAGCAGCATGTCTTTGGTGGGGTTGACGCGCACCCTGCCGATGACACGGTCGGGGATGCCCAATGCCGACAGGGCAGCAACGTGATTGTGTAGCCAGGCGCGTTCGATGCCGTCGTGGATGGCCGAGCCCACCCGTGATGGGATCATGGCAGCCAGATCCGGCAGGGCCAGTTCCTGTGGTACCCGGCCAGCCAGGATCAGTTGGCGCAGGGGTCGCAACAGGGCGGTTGCGGAGATGGTTTTATCGTCGTGGTCGTAGTTGTCGGTAGCCAGGAATACACCCAGCGACAGTGGGACCGCGGACACATTGGAATAGCGTGGTTGAGTCATGATTCACCTATAGAAAAGAAGGGCCAGTCATACTGGCCCAGGATTATTCAGTAGAGCGCGTGGAACGCGCCTGGTCTTGTTTAATTTGCTGCGGTTGGTCCCAGTCCCAGCGGATCATCCTTGGTTTTCATGAAGCCAGTGTTGGGCAGCGCATTCGCAGCCTTATTTTTGGCCGCACGATCCCGCTCAGCGCCAATAAGCTTGGCCTGACGGACACGTTGAACCCGGATACGGTCGCCATAGTACGCGATCTTGTCACCGTCGTACACACCGTGATCATCGGCGCCACGTTTGCCATGACCACGCACCCGCATGGCACAGGAGCGCCACAGGGCTTTCAGCACGTTGCCTTCAGCGAAGGTCATCTGCAAGGCTTCGATGATGTCCTCACACTCGACAATCGAAGGCTTCATGCGCTTCGGTTCGGTGATCTCCAGCAGGTAGTAGTTGACGTCGCCGCCGCTGAGTTCACCTGGAGGTGTCATCAGCTTGCTGCCGCTGGAAGGTAGACCGGTTTCGATAGTGCGGCCGGACAGAATGCCGGACATGCTGGTAGCTTTACCGGGTATGAGTCCGGCAGGTATTGCTGTGCTGAGAGCAGCTGCAGCACTGGAGATATCGTAAGGATTTGTTTTGGGGGCTTCATACGGGGAGGGAGGAATGTCCGGCAGCATGGTGGTATGGCTGTGACCATGGCACCATTTGCTGTCAGGGATAGCAGTTTTTTCGCATTCGGGGGCTATGCAAATATCAATCATGATTTTTTCCTGGTGGTGAGATCCCTGGGCAAGGGATCTCCGGGGTTTACTTGCGTATTGATGGAGCGTTCCACAGATTGATGGGTGGCAGCTTGGCCACCTCCCAGTCAAGCTTTCAGATCAGTTCACACTGGCCGGCAGTACAGGCCAGCTCCTTGACATTGACGGTGCGATCGTCTTTTTCAAACTCGCTGAGCGCATCCCAGTCGAACTTGGGCATCTTGGCTTGCAAGGCCAGGAATTCCTCCTCGGTGCACTCGTTGTACGGCGCCTGGCGGTAGGTATGGTCGCTGTGGGGCAGGAAGGAGACACCGGCTATCTTGTCGAAGTTGCGGTACACCCAGTCGCCCACACCCAGCCATTCATGGTCGCGCACATAGATCGTGTTGGACACATTGTGCTCGGACCATACCGTCTGGAACATCAGGTAGTGTTCCAGCTGCTCCAGGGCAGTACGGTCATTGCGGAACACCGAGTCTGCTGGAGCGGCTACCGGGAAGCTGAAGATGTCAGTGGTGTCGGGCTTGTTGACGCAGTCTTCCACCGGGAAGCCTTGCTGGCGCATCAGCTGAGCCAATGGATCCTTCTTGTCGGCGCGCACCGTGCGGATGTACCAGCGCGAGTAACGTTCATGCTTGCCACTGGCTGAATCTACCAGCTGCGACACTGTTCCGCTTGGCTTGACGGTGGTGATGGCCACCGACTGGTTGATGCCCAGCTTGGATGCCCATACCTTGTTGATCTCGATGGCGTGCTGCTTCATTTCGGTCAACCAGCTTACAGCTTCCGCATTGGTTTGCGACAGCACAGCGTGGTCCATGATGCCGGTCAGCGAGACACCCAGCAGGCGTTCTTCTTCCTGGTTGGTTTGCCAGATCTTGCGCACGTAGCGGAAGTTGGTCAGCATCGACTGGTAGGTGCCGATGATGGTGGCCACTTCGATCTTGTCCTTCAGTTGCTGCAGCGTGTCACCGGCACGGACGATGACTTCCGACAGGTTGCACAAGCCAGCTGAGCGCAGGGTGATCTCAGCGCAGGGATTGACGCCGACGATCTGGGTATGGTCACGCCGGCCGGATTCAATCGCCTTCTTGATGGCAGCTTCCCGGTTGAAGATGCCACGCTCGCCCGACTTCGATTCGATCAGCGACAGCCATTCCCGCATGAACACTTCGACGTCGGGGCGCTCGGTGTAGGCCGCCGAGTTGTTGGCCAGGGCACGATGCGGATTGGTCAGCCACCACTGGCCGGTCTTGGCGCCACGCATGCGGTCATCCGACAGGTTGGATAGCGAGATCAGGGCAGAGCGACGTACACCACCGACCACCACGATATCGGCTACCTTGCACACCAGGTCATGGCATTCAATACTGGTCAGTTTGCGACCGACCGCGGTACTGAAGGTTTCCACGGCGAAGTTGAACAGATCGATGAGGGGCTGGGGTCCAGAGGCACGGCCACCGAACACCTTCAGCTTTTCACCTGCCTTGCGCACGCCAGAGGTGTCCCACTTGGGGATGTAACCGGCATACAGGTAGCTGAGCAGCTGGCGGAAGGCATCCGACCAGCCGCCCTTGGAGTCGCGTACCACGATGGTGTGGTCCACCGGCATCAGCTTGTCGATGGTTTCGATCCGCTGCAGACCGGCCTTGTCGGTGGTGATCTTGGCGCCGATGATGGGCAGTTTGGTGATATATTGCCGTTCCACCGAGAAGCCGACACCGGTACCGCACATGCTGACATTCAGAATTTCATCAAAGGCACGCACGTCATCGACGGCGATGAAGGAGCAGTTGAAGCCTGCCATGGGATCGCGTTCCAGGGCTGGCCCGGCTGTCATCAGGGCGCGCATGGAGGGCATAACTTTGAGGGAGACGATGGCGTCGTAGATAGCCTGGGCGGGGTAGTGCGGGAATTTGTTTTGGAAATAGTCCACATAGCGCTGGACCGTCTCTTCCCAGGTTTCTCGCCGTTCCTTGCCATCGATCCAGCGAGCGTAGCGGCTCTTGTGGACGTACTCCTGCAAAGGTGTGGGGAGTTGGTTTGCTTGCATGGTTTGTTCTTTCTCTTATGGCTGCGTTGATGAAAAAGGAGCCAGGCAATCCAGAAGTAATGGATGGACGGCTCCGTAGTTGCTGCTAGGCTACGGTATGGGTGTTGTGGGAAACACCTATGTTACGCAGACTGCAAAGGTACACAAGTGATATATTTTTTGTAAGCAACTGTGCGTTGTGCTCCTTTATGTGTTAGATAGTGCCTTGTAGCACTCATTAGGTATCAGTTTGCGGTACTGTATCCATCCACACAGGTTACCGGACCAGAAGGCGCCATCACGGTCCATGTGACTGATACCCATCTCCCAATGGGTAGGAAAGTGGTCCGCACCCAACACAGCGTGGGATATCTTCATCGGACTGGCTTGGTGCTCGAAGGCTGAAGCGTGCTTACGCTCGCTGCCCACCAGTCGATCATAGACTTCCAGGCTCTTGGCCAGGTCGTAGCCTTCATTACGGTAGCTGACGGCCGCACAGCGAGCACAGGACACCTTGATGGCTTGATCCAAGGTAAGAGTCAGCGTGTCATTAGGCACAACGAGGTAAAACTCCTGCCGACCGTCTTCCATACGCACTGAGTCCACGTAAGGCAGATGCCAGTCGCCCGGTTGCAACACTTCAGGCGTACTGGCTTCCTTGGCTTCGCGCATGACGCGGGCCAGTTCACGGATAGTGGGATCAGCAGCGTCGTCATCCCGCAACCAGAAGAAGTTATCCACCTCGGTGGCGGACAGTACGGTCTTCTGCATCTGCCAGGTTTCCATCAAGCGGTTGTACACCTGCTTGTGGTAGCCAGCTTCGTAGAATGCCTGGGCAAACTTGATGGCAGACTCCTTGGCCAGTTTCCATGCCTGCTTAGGGGTGAATGGTTTGGTTTCAGTAAGACCATTTTCGGTGTTCAGGATGTCCAGCCACACCAGCGCATCATGGTCTTCACCTTTGTCCTGCATGCCGGCTTGATTAGCACCGAAACGCACGGGCTCACCGTTCAACTGGTCCAGCATCTTCAGGAATGGGACTGCACGGCTGCTGAAGCTATTGCGAGACTTCTGCCTGTGCGTGTTCAGCTCGGCCAGGATCAGCCTGGGATACTCAGCCTCCCAGGTAATCATCTCCTTGCCGAACTGCGAGATACTGTGGGCTAGTATCGTGGCTTTAATGCCGTTCTTACCTGTGATTGTGATCATAAGACTCCTTCTACGTGGTTGAGCAACGTAATGTTGCATTGTGGGTGGGTTTCCTGTATGGAATAATGCGATAATGCAGAAAATCAACATGCAACGGGGAAACTATGTCTTGTAACGACGGTACATGCGGCACGGGTGGCTGGGGTGGCCCACTGCCAGGGGATCCCAGCAGCAACAGCATCCTGACGGCGACACCAGCGTTTGGCGGGATCGACATCAACTACACGCTGCCAACGGTCAATCCCTTTGCGGTGGCGTTCGCCATTTTGTACCGCGGCATTATCCCGGATTTTGCCGGCGCCATCGTGCATCGGGATGGGATGAACGGTGGCTTCTACTTCGACAAGGTGGATCCACCGACCGAGTATTTCTACTGGATTCAGTTCGTCTCCGTGAATGGTACCCATGGCGACATCATCGGTCCGGTGAGTGCCATCGCCCGGTTGAAGATCGAGGAAACCATCGAGGTGCTGACCGGGCAGATTGACGATGGTTTACTGGCCCAGTCCTTGAAGACGGACATTGCCCAGATCCCGCTGATCGACAACAAGATCTTCCTGGAGATCGCCAATCGGCTTATTGCCAATGCCACCCTGTCGGCTGCCATTGCGCAAGTGCAGGACAATGCGGACGCCTCACTGGCGTTTGTGCAGGAGGAGATCACCCAGCGGCAGGATGCCGATGCCGCCCTGGTGACGTCGATCAATTTGCTGTACACCCAGGCTGCAGGCAATGCTGCAGCGATCCTGGAAGAGAAGACCATCCGTGCCAGCAAGGATGACGCCATGGCAGCGGATATTGAGACGCTGACGGCAGCCATCGGTGATGGTGGCGGTGCGGCACTGGAGGAGGAAAAGACGGTACGCGCCAATGCAGACAGTGCCCTGGCCGCGGCCATCACCACGGCCCAGACCACGCTTAATGGCAACATCGCTTCAGCGCAGACGACCCTGCAAACCAACATCAACATCCAGGCCGGCAGGATCACCTCTATCGGTGCTCTGTATACAGCCAAGGTGACGGTGAATGGCTTGATCGGTGGCTTCGGTGTCTACAATGATGGCACCACAGTGGAGGCTGGCTTTGATGTAGATACCTTCTGGGTGGGACGTACGGCTGCCAACAAGCGCAAGCCCTTCATCATCGTGGGCTCGGAAACCTTCATCGATGAGGCGGTGATCAACAAGCTGACCTTCGACAAGCTGCGCGCCGCTGATGGGTCCCTGATTGTGTCAGGGGGCAAGGTGCAAGCACAGTACTTGGAAGTAGGTAGCTTGACGGCACAGCACATTAACGTCGCTTCAGGTGGTGGAGGTACCAATCGTATGTACATGAACGATGGTCTTATCCAGGTCTATGACTCTAACAATGTGCTGCGTGTTCGTATAGGAGTGTGGTGATGTCAGCAGGCTTACAAGTATTCAATGGAGATGGTTCACTGTTGTTGGACACGTCTCACTACATCGGGCGTCTGCTGGGCGTGATTGACTGTAACTCTGCGTCAGGCTCAGCATATGTGACGGGACTTGATCAGGGTATTCCCTTTGCCGTTCCGATGATCCAGATGACCACGGCCTATAACTACGGCACGAACAGCTACCCCGACTGCAGCTTCAGTGGCAACACAGTGTTCTGGACTCGACAGACTGCTGCCGCATTAAGTCTGCCACCTTGCAAACTCATACTGGGAGTACGCTAATGCCTACTGGTTTCCAGGCCATCAATGACAACGGTACTTTCCAGATTGATGGCGAGTACCCGCAGTTCGTTCTGCGGCATAAATATGACGTTCATACAACCAATGAGCGTACTGGCGATAACAGTGGTTCTGACACCTATTTCTATGGCTTTGTGACGGTGTATGACGATGAAATACTCGCCATACGTTCTAGTGGTTTCGCTGCTGTGGTATCCAAACAGGGTAACACCACAATGATCATGGCAAGGTCTCCCAATGCCTTGGTGGAATGCTATGTTTTTGGTCAAGTGTTCGATGTGGGCTCTCATTTTGGTATGCAGGTGTTTAACTCGACCGGTACGCTGGTATTCGACTCTGCACAGAAGATTCTGGCCATGGTGGGCTTTGTAACAGGGGAAGGCTGGAATTACTACCAACCAGGGCGTAAATACGCAGCAATCTGCTGTAATCAATCCTTGGTGATCACAGAGGACTACTATAGTGCTGGTGGCTTCGACTACAGGACTTCCTACGCTAGTCGTGGGGGTATATTTGCTGTGGATGGTGCTCTAGGTATCTTCCACCAGCAATATTGGAAGTTCACTGAGGATCTCTCCAGTGGTTACAACGTCCAAGCTATCGTATCCACCGTACCTAACCGCCACATCGTCATTGATGTGACCAACTACTGAGTTCAACACGTCTTTCCGTTGCACAAGCTTGTATTCCATGTGACAATGTGCCCGGTAGCAACAGTTACCACCACACAACCACCACACAGGGATACATATGGCCAAGTTTGCACACAATGACGTCCTGGACCAAGGTCCAAATCTGATCAAAACCGCTTGCACCAAGATGATCCTGGTGTCGGCCTACACGGCTGGCGATTCCTACGCCACCATCCAGACCAACAAGCTAGCGGAAGTCACCATGGCAGCCGGTGACTTCACGCTGTCCTCGTCCGGCAGTAACCGTCTGCTGACGGTGGGTTCCGGCAAGACTGCTGCAGCGTCTGCCAGTGCAGCCGGTACCCCGGATCTGCACATCGCCTTCACGGATGGCTCGGCCAAGGTGCTGTGGGTGACCGATGAAACCACCAACCAGGCGGTGGTGGCGACGAACACCATCAACTTCCCAGCGCCGGTGTACACCTCCAATCAGCCGACCTAAACCATGCCAGTCGCCGACAATTACGCCGGTGCGGCCGGCGCAGCAATTTACTGCGGTATGGACGCGCCGACTGTGCCTGTGGTGTCACCGGCATGGTTGGCGAGTAAGGCACCGCTTGAATGGTTCCCCATAGCCAATACCGCTGGCTATGGTGGCGCCGCCATCAATCCTTGGGGTGGTTGGGTCGAAGTACCGGATGGCGAGCTGCTGATTCCTGCTTCCGGGGGTCACAACGACAGTTACGACAACCGGGTTGTCAGCATTGATCTGCATGCTGATGTACCAACCTGGACGGTACGTGTACCAGCATCCGCATTTAATGACTGTGTGCGGAATTTACCTTATTGCCTGGATGGTAAACCAGCCTCCCGCCACAACTACGCCCAAGCTCACTGGTCAACGGTGCGTAATAGGGTCATGTTGCTGGGGTGCGCAGGTGCCTGGGGGGATGGTTACAGTCTGACTACTGTGGACGGTTTTGATCCTGTTACCAACACCTGGGATCCCCCAGGTACCTATCCAGATATCGTACCTGGCTACTATGGTGTGGCCATGGATGCTGATGGCAATGCCTGGTCATTCAGTACGCCTTCTAACGGTACCCGAAAATTCAATATAACCACGAATACGTGGTCGAATCCGGGTACGGTTACACCAACAGGGTGGGTGCGAGATCCCTGGGTACTGAATCCTTCGGATGACACGTTGTTCGGTCTGTGCTGGATGGATAACCGATCGCAAACTTCTGCACCTACGGCGGTTAATGCCATCCGCTTCAATGTGGCCACCAATACCATGACGCAGATCACGTTTAATGCATCAGCAGCGCTGTCACGCTTCATTTCTGATGCAACTGATGGTGGCACCATGACCTATGACTCGATTAATAATCGATTCCTCTGGTACTCAGGTAAGCCACCAAGTGCTGGTGTGGTATTCGTTATTACCCCGAACAGTGGCAATGTTTGGGATATGTCCCTGCTCACTTTCGGTGCCGGCTCAACACCACCTGGTAATTCAGTTAATGCGGGTATTAACTGCCGCTTTACGTTTATTCCGTCGCTGGGTGCAGTAGTTTGTGCACCTGGATCCGCAAGCAATATGTACGCATTCAAGGTGGCCTAAATGTCTGCACTACACTTAGATGGTACCGGCTACCTAGAGTACCCGGCAAAAATTGTTTCAGCTTTCCCGTATAGTATGTCCATCTGGGTGTCTCGTGATGCCGCTACAGGTGCTGGGCAATGGGTCATGGGGCAGATGCAAAGCAATGGAGATCGACATGCTTCTGCATGGCTGGATCCAAATGGCTCCACCAAATATGCATCGATCAGGAACCCTGGCGCGCAACACAATGCAACAGATGTCCCTGCCACTATCACTAGCAATCTTCAATTGATGGTGGTGGTGTTTGAGAGTACCTCTTTACGTCATATTTACTTTGCAGGTAATACGTCGGACGGTACCACCACCTGTGTTGATGACACTTCGCTGCATGACCGTTTTGTTGTGGGCGCATGGCATTACAACAGCCTGGCACCACAGTTCTTCCTGAACGGTAAAGTGGCAGAACCGCACCTGTATAACGGTATACTGTCGCCCACGCAGATCGCTGCACTACTCAACGATACTGTCAAGCCAGAAGACACAGTCGGCTGGGTGGACGGCTGGACCCTGAAGAACTTCGATTCGGGTGGTACCTACACGTCTATCAGTGGTACCCGCACGCTGACGGCAGTGGGTGGTGTCACGGCAGCAGGTGTCGCTCACCCGATTACCCGTGCGGCGCCATCGCAGACGCTGACCGCGGCCAACTGCACGCAAGCCAATACCAGCAGCACCGGTGCCATAAGCCAGACCACACCACCTCCAGGGGTCAACTTGGTATCGGCTACCTGCACCCAGGTGAACAACTCCAGCAGCGTGGCCATCAGCCAATCAGGTGGCACCACGGGTACCATCACGCACCGACCCCTGGGCCGCAATGGGCACAACAGCTTGTCACCCCAGCTGTGGACCAATGAAACGGGACTGACCATCCACTACCGTTCCATGACCACTGGTTTGACGGTACTCAGCAAGACTGGCTGGACCACGAATAGTGCGGGTGTCCCTCCTGCGGTAACGGATTCTCTGCTGGTGCCGGGTACCAGCTACGAGATCATGTTCATCCTGGCAAATGGTGTGCGTGGCTTTGACGTCTTGGCGGCTGTATGAGTATCGCCACCTTCACCCTGAAGTCGGCTACCACCAATGCTGCGGCAGAATTCAGCATCGGCCATGCCTTTAGAAAAGGCGATGTCCCTGCGGGTTCGCAGCTGGTGAGCGGACTGACGGACATGCAGGTGGTGACTAAAAATAGCTGGCCAGATGGCTCGCTGAAGTTCGCCACGATCTCCGGTCTTGCACCGCTGGTGGCCAACACCCCGCTGTCAGTGGTGCTGTCGATCGGTACGCCGGCAGGTGGCACTGCCTTGACCACGACAGACCTGAAGGCTACTGGTATCACAGCCACTATCTCTACGGATGCAATCGGTGGTGGTGCAGCTTTTGGCTTTGCATCATGGGCTACCACCGATTGGGATACACCACATCAGACCTGGATCAGCGGCCCGAAGATGAGCAGCTGGATCTACCGCAAGCAAATCGGTACTGATGCGCACCTGGTGGCTTGGCTGGAAGTACGCCTGTGGGCCAATGGTGAAGTTGAGGTACTGCCGTGGGTTGAAAATGGTTATTTCCGTGTGGCTGCACCCACCAACAAGAATGCTGTGTACGGCTTCTATTTGGGCGGCCTGCATCTGCTTGGAGTGACTGTCGATCTGAAGCACCACCAGCGCACGGTGCTGATTAATGGCAGCATGCTGTCCTACTGGCTTGGGGTGGATCCGGGTGTAACGCCACTAGTCGATCCTGTGTACATGATGGCCACCGAACTGGTGCCCACCTATTCAGCAGTATTGGCAGCCGGGGCTGTGCGTGTCGGTGCGCAGGTCACGTCCTATGCACCATTGCAGCAAGGTAATTTCGATTACTCCGGTGACTCGATGCCGCAGTCTGGCTATCAGCGGCCGATTGGCCTGCTGCCTGAACACGATGTGTTGTACCTGGTGGCCAATGCGGCTGATCGTCCTGCCATGTACGCCTCGGTGGTACGTAATGGCTACTCGGCTGGTCGTTATAGCATCCACTTCCGGGATGAAGCCACCCAGCGACCACCAGCGTTTTCCACTTACACCACATTGGTTTTAAATGGTGGTGTGGACTCCGGCATCAAGGATACGGGAGGTTCCACTACCAGTACGTACTCGCCGCTCCCTACCGGTGGCAATGGTCCAACCTGGGATGCGTCGCATTCACCTAGTGTAGGCTACATGGCTTACCTGTTGACGGGCCGCTTCTACTTCAAGGAAGAAGTACAGTTCGCCACCACGGTCAATCACTTTCATATCACCGATTGGGTGCGGGGTGGTGGTACAGGACAAACAGGTTATACCCCTCGCCCCGGTTTTACCGGCGCATCGGGTATCTGTAACTCAGTGGTGCAAACCCGGCAAGGCGCCTGGCGCTTCCGTACGCTGGCACAAGCATTGGTCATCACACCGGACAGCGGGGATCCCCTGCGGGCTGAGCTGATCGCCAGTGTCGAAGCCAACTGTGAGTACTTCCACCAGATTTACGTGGCACAGGCAAACAATCCCTTCGGCATTATTGAGTCCTCCGAGCTGTACACGGATATCGCCACCGATCGTTTGATGGTGCCGATCTGGCAGCACGATTTTGGTACGGCTGCTTGGGGCATGGCATTGGCATTTGATCTGCCAGTATCGTCTACCTACAAAACCAAGATGATTGCCTTCTTCGCCTGGAAGGCCAAGTCGGTCATCCATCGTCTAGGCACCTCGGCGGGTTTCCGCTTTGAGCGGGCCGGTGTGTATGAGTACGCAGCATCACCCAACACCTCGGCCAACTTCCAATTGGGTACCGGCCCCTGGTTCGCGGATGATGCGGCGGCGTATGCTGGCACCTCGGTGAATTATCAGAATGTGACACCGGTGGACAATGTGCTGTATCTGAACAGTAATGACTTTGGTCCACCAGAACGTAGCGTGTGGGGCAATCTGGTACCGGCTATTGCCTACGCTGCCCGGCATGCTGTTATAGGAGCTGCAGCTGCCTATGCGCGCTTAACGGGCGCATCGAATTACTCGACACTGGTATCGGGTTTTAACACCACACCGGTCTGGTCTGTCGCACCAGCCGCACTTTCTGAGGAGGCACCGCTAATGGGCCTGGGTAAAGTTACACGCGCTGACTCCAATGACTTCATCAACGGCATCGTGGTATGCGGTTTTGGTGGGGATGACTTCGGCATCCTGGCTTCGGAGATTCCAACCGGTTTCGCTAATGCCTCCATGCTACTGAACGATGTGGACGGCGCGGATCCAGCGAACACCGTCTACCGTCTGCGGGCATTGAGTGGTCCCAATTTTGGTAAGCTGGTCATCAATCCGGATGGCACGCAGCAGTACACACCCACCGCTGGCTTTGTCGGTGTATCCACCGGTACCACTGAGGTGTGGAAGAACAATGAGCTGGCGTACATTACTGACTACAGCTACACCAGTGGTTCGCCAGCGGGTGTGGTCAACCTGATTGCGGCGAACTGTACACAAGCACATACGTCATCGTCTGGTGCCATCATTATCGGCACCATCCCCACGATTACCCTGGTCGCAGCCAACTGTGCACAAGCCAATAATTCCAGCAGTGGTGCCATCAGCATTGTGGAAATCCCGGTCATCAATCTGGCAGCGGCAAACTGCACGCAGTTCAACCAGTCTTCCTCGGTGGCCTTGATCGATCCGGATGGCTACATCCATGGTGTGCTGTATCCGGAACCCGCGGTACCAGTGACCTACACCGTGCATGGCGGCCGGCCCTACATCCTGAAACATCCAGGCTCCGAGATGTACTTCGGCGTGGATCTGGTGAACTGGCTGATTACACGTCAAACCACACTGGTTTCGGTTACAGCGGTAGCCGAGGGGATTACCGTGCTGATACCCGCCTTTGTGCAAGGCAACGCGGTACTGGCCAAGTTTGGTGCCATGGACGAGGAAGAAGAAGCTGTTAACAGCTGCACCTTCTACTTCACCTGTGATAATGGCGAAGTCGGTGTAGAGGTGATTCACTTTGAAGTGTGGCCGTAATTACCGGCTAAGCCAGCACACATAGCAACGTGTGCTGGCTATACGCTAAATTATTTGTGCAACGAGCGATACTTATGAGCAATAATGCTCCAGGACAAGTTAAAATGCCTACACAACCTACTAATAACGAGAACACGCCCATGAGTCAAGAATTCAACCAAACAGTGATGAATGAAGTGACCAATCAGGGGGCCAAGATTGGCGTGGTGTGGGTAGCCATTGGCATTACCTCCTGGGCCGAGGCTGCATCCTTCCTGGCTTTCGTTCTGTCTGCCTTGGCCCTGTGTGAGTACCTGTGGAAGAAGGTAGTGCGCCCCTTGTGCGTGCGGATGAACTGGCTGCAACCCAGCAAGAAGCGGGTCAAGCTGGTGGAGGTGGATCAGGATGAGCAATAAAGTACGTGCCGGCATTGCCGGCCTTGTCTTATCCGCGGCTGGTTTCATCGGCATCATCTCCAGCGAGGGCTACACGGATACGGCTGTGATCCCCACCAAGAACGATCGGCCTACCATCGGCCATGGCTCCACGGTGTGGGAGGATGGCAAACCCGTCAAGATGGGCGACAAGATCACCCCAGTTCGGGCATTGTTCCTGGCACAGGATCACCTGGCCAAGGAAGAGATCATCTTCCGCCAATCCCTGCCGGGTGTGCAGCTGTACCAGACTGAATACGATGTCTACATCAACTGGACCTATCAATACGGCACAGGTGCCTGGTCCAAGTCGAGCATGCGGAGCAATCTGCTCATCGGGAACTACAGCGGCGCCTGCAAGGCGCTACTGCTGTACAAGTTCTCCGGTGGGTATGATTGCTCCGTACCAGGGAATAAAGTGTGCTCCGGGGTCTGGACCCGGCAAATAGCACGCTATAACCAGTGCATGGGGGCGCAATGAGCCCCTATGCTGCCCTGGGTACGGTATTACTGTGGGTGGCTTCGATAGCCGGCTCATATCTGTATGGTCAGCACGTAGGTGTCGAGCATGAACAGGTCAAGCAGTCTGAAGTCAAGCAAGCTATCGAAGACACACGGGAACTAGCCCGTCAAGGAGCTGCAGATGCGATTGCAAAGATTAAAGTTCGGAATACCACCATCCAAGGCAAGGTCACTACCCTGGTCCGTGACAATCCTGTGTACCGTGATTGTGTGCATGATGATCGGGGGTTGCAGCTCATTAATGAAGCGCTCACCGGTCAACGAGGTGGGGCCGGACGCGACGGTGGTGGCCGCCTGTCCGGAACTGACGCCCCTGCTCGATAACACCTTCGGTGCCACCACTGCCAAGCTGGTGGAAGTGGGTGGGTTGTACAACGAATGCCGTACTGCAGCATTAGCTAGGAGCAAGCCATGATCAGTAGCCTGTCCCAGATGTTGATCATCACCGCTGCCACCAAGATTACCCAGGTGCCAGCGGAACCCGATCCCAAACGTGTTACTGCTGCCCTGCCGACAGAGCCCCGTTATCGCAAGCGCTGCCGGCAGTGTGATGAGGAAGGCATCGATGCACGATTACCCTGCTTAGGCCACAACTGAAAGGAAGGTGATCCCCGTCTCGGTGAAGCCCACTTAGGTGGGCTTCATTCGTTTCAGGATCCGGCCATCTTGATGATGTCGGCTGCCAACTGCTCGTTGACACCCAGCACAGCCCAGCTTTTCTTGGACTGCTTCTTGATGGCCAGGATGGCTGATGCCACACCGGTGGACGGCAAGCCAATGGCCAGCAGCTTGGCGATGCGTTCCCGCGGTGAGCCAGCGGTGACACCTACAACTTCCCCGGTATACAGGTCAGTTACAGGTTGACCTGCTTTAGTATACTTGGCGGTGTACTCAGCAAGGGGTTCGTCCTGTCGCTGCGGATCAGCTGGCTCATCACCGAAGTCCACATCATGCACCTGGGGGGTGTTGAAGATCTTTGGTGGCGGGCTGGGCTTCTTGTCAAACAGCTTGGGCGTCTTCACTTTGATGGCTTTCGTTGGCAGATTAACTTTCACTTTGGCCGTCGGATCCGGAATACCCAGCACATCCCAGCCCTTCTTGGCTTGCTTCTTGAAGGTTAGCAGGATTTCCAAGGCACCTTCGTTACCCGCAAGGTATTGATCGTACAGCACCTTGGCTTGTTCCTTACGGGACAGCACAGCCTTATCCACCACCTTGACCACTTCCTTCGGATCAATCGGCGGATCCAGCTGTTCCTGCACGTCGGCCAGGGCTTCCACCGGTGCCACAGGAACGGGTGCTTCCGTTGGCGCTTCCGTGGGTACGGGTTCAGCATACGCCGTGGTGATCACGCCATCGCCCATGGCACCGGTGATGCGTACTTCATGGGTACGCCCCACATGCTGTCCAGCAATGGCCTTGGCCAGCAGTTCCTGACCTTCTATTGAGCCGGTCAAGGGCTTGTTGGCCTTCAGAAGACTGTGCTGTACAGGGGTCAGTTCAGCAATGATGTGGTAGCCGCAGACACGCATCTTGTTGGCTTCGTTGTGCGGCACGGCAATCACGTCCTCCGGTGCCAGCTTGGCCAGTACGCAGACATCTCCACTGAAGCCAGAGATGTAACCACGACGGGCTACATGCAAGCCAGTGCTGCATTCATTACGACGGCTGTGGTCCACCAGTTTGGGATCCATGCAGACAAAGGCGCCGATGAACTGATCCACCTTCTTGCTGTGGCAGTCCACGTACTTGTCACCACGACGTTCCAGCACCTTGTAAATGATGATGCTGCCATCATCAGCAATAGGCAGGTCAGCCCGTTCCAGGAAGCGCAGCAGTTCATCCACCGAGTGCTGACGCTGCTCGATAACCGAAGCCAGCCGGCGCAGGAAGTTCTCCACGCCGACCGTGCTGCCCATCTTGGCAGCACGAGCAAACTGCGACTTGATCTTCTCCATGCCAGGGATGACCTTGTTGTCCACCACGGCGATGATGGTGTCCTCGCTGTCGTCATCCTGGGTATCGTCGCGTGTACGGCCGTTTTCTTCGACGATACGGCCTTGCTGGGACACGGTCTTTTCATGGAAGGTATCCGCCTGCACCGGTATGGCGTGCGCCATGATTTCGTTGATGGTGGCCATGGTCTGCTCCAGCTTGGGTGGTGGAGGGATTGCAGCTTCAGCTGCTTCCATTGCAGCGAGTGCTTCATCTTCCTCCGACACGTCGTAGATGCCGGCCGTGTTGACGTGTTCCGTGGCAGGGCCAGGCCAGTGCGCAGGATTCTGATCATCGAACTCTTCCAGCAGTGCATCCAGTTCAGCTTCATCAGCTGGAGGAATAGTGGTAGTGGGTACCACACCGATGCTCATCACTGGTACTGGTGTGATGTTGACAGGTACCGGCACCACTTCCGTGAACAGATTCTTCAGCTTGGCTTTGGCGATGCGAAAGAACTTCACAGCGCCGCTGCCCCCCTGTTCAAACTGGGCATAGCTGTTCTCTGGTGCGTTATCGATAACGACATCCGCCCAGTTCTGACGGATCAGCTGCGGTGTGATTTCCTCGATGATGCGACGCAGCCGGGGATCCCCTTGTGGGATGATGATGGTGGAGCCATCTTCCTTGTACATGGTGAGTTGGCGCTTGTCTACCACTGCCGCTGTGATGCGGGTCATATTGGTCTTCATGGTTTTCCTTCTAGGGTTTGAGGGCGGTGACAAGCAGCTGAACGACAGCGTCAATGTCACGCGATGCGGCGGGATTGGTGGAGCCCATCAGAACGGTCAACTTATTTTGTTGGAAGGTATCGAACAGGGGGCTGCTTTGAATCCGCGCCAGGATTTCCTGGTTGATCGGATGCAGGGGGATAGGTTTCAGCTGTGCATAGGCCGCTCCCAGTGTGTCTGGATATCGGCTGCGATAGCCGACAATCTGATGCCACAGATGGACGTATTTCTTGTCCTCCTCCGTCAGGTTGTTTACCAGGTGGAGTTTCTTCCGGCAGGTGGCATTGCCATATACGATACGCAGCAACCACTCTTTAGGCATGTAACTGGTATAGCCATCCACAACACGCTGCACATCGTAGGGCCAGTACTTCTTGATGCGTAGGCAGCTCAGCATGTACTGCGCCACCTTTTCAGCCACGTAGGTAAGCATCTCCTTGGCACCCTTTTCAATCCAGCTGGCATGTACTGCGGAGTTGAAAGTGACGCCCCCTTTGGCACCAAACAGGTCCACGATGTAACGGGAGGCTGCTTGGCCCAGAAAGCCTAATTGCTCAGTGGGCACCCCATCACGGATGGACAGCTGCACGACAAACTCAGGTACCTCGATGCGGGGCGCATCATCGTATTTGGCACCCGGAGTATAGAGGCTATTGCTCTTGCTACTGAGGACACTCAGCAAGGACACCACGCCTTTCTGCTTTGGTTTGGCCGGCGCTGAACGGGAGCTAGTACGCCGTTCCGATTCATACACTTCTGACTGCGTCTTGATGGTCAAGTCCACCACCACCATGCCGGAGGCTTTGAAGAAGGCTTGCACCTTTTCCTTCTCTACTTTCTTGCCGCCGACCTGATAGAACAGGAAGCCAGGATAGCCACCCAGGTTGTTGAACTCGGCCCGTGTGGAAGCACGTTCCTTGATCTGTTTGCTGGATGTGGACAGCACGACGATGTTGCGCAGATATGGCAGCGCATGGAAGATACTCTGCGGTGCCGCATTCATTGCCGGGACTAGTGGTGCAGCGCCGGTCCTGCCCTGATTATCCGGTGCATTGCGGTCTTCCGGATCGTAAACATACAGCTGACGGATATTCACATCGGCTTGCTGCATCTTGACCAGCAAGGGTGCCAGTATCCTACGTTGCAGCCAGGAGATATCTAACCCATTCAAAAAGGATTGGACCAATCCACGATCCAACAACCCCTCTTGCACCATGGCTTGCAGGCGCCAGGTAACTTCACGCTGACGGAAGGCAGCATCAACTGGGTAGTTGATCTGCATGTAGCGTTGCGCCATGACAGACAGATCCTGGATCGCAGGTATGTCGGCACCTTGCTGTGCACTCGGCAGCTTACGTTCCCGTGACAGCAGCTCGCTTACCTTCTTGGCTTTAGCGGCAGCCTTGATGGTGTCATGTGCGAAGGTATCACAATGCAGATGGAACTCACCGGTGCTGCTGTCGATCATGGCCAGGAAGCCAGTAAACAAAGCCTTCAGCGAGTTGATCGTGTGTTCCTGCATGGACAGCGATTCCCGGCTGGGTGTCACCGAGATGCTGTGTGGCAGTGCCTGGAAGATGATGTTGTACTGCGTATGGCGTTGCCGCAGTTTATGCAGGTGGTTGACGATGGCATCGTATGGCTTTTCCAGTCCTCCCACACGGTCCACCGGATACAGCACATTGCCGTAACGGATCATGATGCGGCTGTTACTCACCATCACGTTGCTATCGATGATCAAATAGTTGGACACCGCGGTATCGAAGCCCAGACGTTTCATCGGCTGGCCGTTGAGCGTCATATTCATGTCGCCGTTGCGCACGATCTGGGCTACCAGCTCTTTGAAGCGGCGATAGTCAGTCAAGTTGTGGATATGGATCGACACCTGCAGACCCGTCTCCTGGGTAGGGAAGGTGGCAATCGGAATGATACCTGGCTTGCCCATGGCCGCAGCGGAAGACTTGGACAGGTTGTAGATGGTCTTCACACCGTTGTTGTGCGAGATCACCTCGAAGTGATCGGTGTAGGCGAAAGGCGCCTTGCAACCGAGGCCAAATCCTCCCGTCTGCTTGCCGTCGTTCTTCTTGGTGGAGTTACCGTAGGTGCCGTAGATCAGGCCCATCTCATTGTGATGGATGCCGGTACCGTAGTCACGGATGCTGAACAGCGTCTCGGTCAGCGTGATCTCCACCGGACGATCGGTGATGCCTGCTTCGATGTGGGCATCCCAGCCGTTGCACAGCACCTCGCGCACCACGGCCAGGATCTGATCCTTGTACAAGGTGCTGGACAGGATGTTGAAGAACTCGGCGCTGTTGCTGATACCGAAGTCGATAGTTTCACCACCCCCGATGACAGCATGGGTGATGTGGTCGTGTTGATGCGCTACTTGCATGGGATGGTCCTTTAATCTTGGGTGTCGGTGTTGAGGAAGGGATGGGTGTACTTTTTCAGGCTATACACATTGCCACTGGTACGCACCTGGCCGCCCGATTTCAAATGCAGTATGGACGCAGGTTGAAGGTGATGTTCCGAACACCGTCTACAGGGTAGATGGAGGCTGTCCGCATAGAACGTGATGTTCAAGCCTGTGCACTGATGTGGCTTGTCGTTGATGAAAATGGTGGTGCTCCAGTCGTCACTCACGCTGGTTCTCCTACGTAGTGTTTCAGCTCCAGCACGGTGGTGTGGTATTCCTCCAGCAGCCGGTCGTAATCGTCGATGCGCAGCTGCTTGGTCAGCCAGGGTGCGATGATGTAGCGGTGGTCGAGAATGGTGTACTGGAAGTCTTCATCGAATCCTTCTTCAGCGTCTTCCATGGCAGTGAACATGAATCTGTCCGGCCGGCCAGGCGAGTAGTGATCCACCCTGCAGTAGCACAGGATGTCATTGATCTTGGTTTGGAAAATCATGCTGCCCCCACCACTGTCAGGGCTGCGTCAATAATCACCATGGTGCTGGGGTTGTAGCGAATTTCGTCAGCAAGACGCAGGCGTTCTCTCGCCAGCTTCAACGCTGCTACTAGCGGGTCATGGCTGTTGATGGCCAGTGCTATGGCATCAAACAATGGCCGGCTACTTGGACCACCAGACAATTCATGTCGGAGTCCATCATCGAGTTCCAAGACACCATGCAGGAAGGTAATCTTGTCACCGCGCTTTTCTTCTTCGATAGTAAATTTCATGCCGCTTCCTTTACGTTAAATTTCCCATTTTGATAATGGGCTGTCCATTTCGACAGACGGTAATACCTTTCGTTGAAATGTCCATTGTGGTTTTCGGTGGCATGACCAGGTCCAGTATCTGCTGGTACTGCGCAGCCGCTTTAACCGCACCGGTGTCGAAAGGATTGCGACCCTCCCAAGGATTATTACAACGATCGTAAACCTGATCAGGGGTCATCCTCTCTTCACCAGGATGCAGACCCTGCATGGCTTTCATGGCCCAGGCATGGCCGGCAGCTTCTTTACGGGCATAAGCTGTGGCCTCTAATTCCTTATACCACCGGGTCAAGTCTGCTTTGAAATTCATGCTGCTTCCTTTCAGGGACAACATTGTGGGGAACTCCCGCAAAGATTCATTGGACTGTACATTTCAAAATCCTCAATATCACCTTCCCATTCATAGGGCCGGTGACATCTTCTACAGCAAGCAAGGATTTTGCCGTTGGCAACGTTCAATCCATTTTCAATGTAAAAGTTACCCAGGACCAGTTGCAGCATTAATGCTTCTTGGCGTGTCATGCTGCTTCCTTTTCTGGTTCGGGGTTGAGATACTCCTGCTTGGCTTCAGTGCAGATCTTGACTATCTCAGCTGCAGAAGCACCATTAGGCAGGGTGATGGCGTTGGCCCAGGATGGCCAGAAGATGTCCAGGTTGGCACCCAGCTTGACCGTGGGGTGCTGGATCTCCGGCAGCTTCTGCCACTGCATGGACAGGATCAGTTCCCGGTTGGCCCATTCGACGACAACCGGATCTTCCCGGATCAGCAAGTAGCAGGCGTCATGGATCATGGCCACTGGCTTGATGTCCAGCCGGTAGGGTGAAGCCCAGACCTTGTTCATAAAGTCCACCATGGCCCGGTTATTCAGCAAGCCATACGACTGGCCCAGAGCGTTGCCGGCAGTACGCCCTTCGGCCGCTGCTGCATACGGCATCGACGGTGACCCATACACCACCTGCTTGAGCAAGGGTGTGCGCAGGCGCAAGCCAAAGGCCACGGTGACATAGCCATCCTTATTGGCTTGCTTCAGCTTGGTCTGCACGTACTGGTCCGACACCACATACAGTTGGTGGTAGCCGGCTTCAATCCGCTTGGCTTTGTCTTCTGGCCAACCCAGATTTTGCATCAGGGTGTAATGCGTACCTTGGTAGGTCAAGGCAAAGGTGGGTATCTTTGACTCCTGGCGGTAGGGGTGTTCCTTGCCACCATACTGCGGACACTTCTTCAAGGAGTTGACCGATTTGGGATCGTTCATATCGATGACGATGCCCTCGGCCAGCAGTTCATCCTTGTAGTAGTAAGCCGCCCGCAAGCAGTGACCATCGAAGCCATCGGTATACACCTTAAGCTTGTTCGGATCCTTAGTGGTCAAGGCTGAGATCATGTCCTCCAGCGAGTTGAAGTCGGCGCCCGCAAACACCCAGCCGGCTGGACCCATGAAAGCTTCCTTGATCAGCTTGGCGAAGATGGACTTGGCCGGGATGTTCTGCAGGTTTGGATCGGAGGAAGACAACCTGCCGGACACCGTGCCACCGACATTGAAGTTGCCATGCAACCAGACAATGCCGGAACCATCCCGGTCAATCGCCCGTTCAAAGGCAGGGATGAAGGTGGACAGAATGGTGCTGACCTGGCTGATACCGATCAATGCCTCGATCAACGCCTTGTTGGCAATGCCGATCGGATGGTCCAGCATCTTCTTCAGTGTGTCTTCACCCGTGGAACCCATCTTGGTGGGGGTCATGTCGATGATGGGCAGGCCCAGCATCTCGTACAGCAGCGTGCGCAGCTGCGGATCACTGCCGGGATTGAACTCCCACTGCGGATAGGTGGCACGGTCCTTGGGCTTGATCTTGTCGGGGTGCTTGGCTTTGTCGCGCCGTTCCTCGTAGTCCCACTGCCATTCCAGCTGGGTACGCTTGGCTTCGTACGCTTTCACATCGGGATGTTGTAAGACCACCACCCGGAAGGCATTGTCAATGTCGGTCAGCTTGGCCTTGATCTCAACGATCTTGGCTTTGCTCATGGGCATACCGGTCAGCTCGATCTGCGTGATGACCTTCTGCGACGGCAGCATCAGCTCATGGTACAGATCGACCTGGCTGTCGGCCACCATGACCGGATAATACTTGGCCTTGACGAAGTTGGTAGACAGGCAATCGACACCGTTGTACTGCAGCAGATCCTTCAGCGGGATCATGCGGATGTCCTTGATGTCATCCTGCGCCCAGTTACCAGCAAACTCCTGGGCCAGATTCTTCAGCTTCAGATCGTTACCGGCCGTGCTGTTCGTGGCCAGGTAGGTGATGATCTTGGTGTCGTCGATGCCGCAGTTAGCACCCAAGCGATACATGATCTCCAGCCCTTCCAACAAGCCAACGGTGTCCGCATAGTCCTTCATCCACAGCGTGTAGATGATGACCTTGACGTCGTAGCCGGCGTTATGCCAAGTCAGCTTGCCTTTGTAGGTGGTGAAGAAGTCCTTCAAAGCAGCACGGACATGGGGATCCGGCACGAAGCGGCCGAACTCTTGCCGACGCTCCCCTGTCAGTGGTGCCAGGTCGGGATTATTGGGCTTGTAATCGCAAGGGAAGGCGACAAACTTGTGCTGGTCCGGGGCAAAGGCGATGGTGCCGATGCCAGCCTCGTTAAAACGCAGTGAGAAGGCTTCAATGTCGGCAGCCAGCTCAGGGTATTCCTGCAGGGCATTTAACGCCGCCTGGATCGAACTGATGCCTTCTGGATACACTGCCTGGTGGATGATGCCGGTGCCAGGTGCCTGATAACTGCCCACGGCGTGGGAAGCCAAGGCGAACAGGCTGGCATCGAGCTTGGCTTGCAGATCGGGGTTGTAGATCAGCTGCTGGTAGTTCATACCCAGTACGACTTGCAGGTGGGTGTAGCCGTCCATCTTGCAGGGCAGAACATAGCCTGCATGGACATCGGCTTTCTGCTGGCCGGTGAGCACCTTGAAGAAGGCACTATCAGCGCAATACACGTACTTGGTCTGGAGGGAGGTGAGCGCCGGGAGTATTGATGCGAGGAGATACTCCTTGATGTGCCCCACGGGCGCCTTCCCTGCTTCATTGTACTCCAGTGTCAAGGCGACAACTTCAGAAGCATGCACACCGTGCGCAGCCAGCTTGTTGACGTAGTTTTTTTGCAACTCCTGCTTGTTGAAGGCAGTGGACTTCATCAACAGGGCCACCGGGTAATTACCGGTGGCGGAAGGATCAAAGACGTGGTTGCGCATGACCATGGTAGGGTTTTCCTTATTTTGTGTTGAACGCAATGCGATAGGTGTAGCGAATACTCTCGTGGTTGCCCCGGCGTGTCCATTTCTCACACAGTTGCCTAGCGGCCCACATTGGCATGCCATCTGGGTGGAGCACAGCACCAACCTCATCAGCCTGATTTTGGGTGAATGTGTATTGCTTGGTGTGGGAACTGCCAGTGCTTGAGTAATACACCGTGCATTCGTATTCCCACACGCGAATGGCATTGTATTCAGTCATGGTTTGCCTTATATGATGACCAGATCCAGCACCATGCGCATTTTCAGCTTCATGAGCCAGTCGGCGTGGGTGAGTTTGAATTCTTCGACCTGTTCATCAGACAGTTCACGGGGGAACACGCTATCAATGTGCAGATTCATTCCCTGCAACACTGGGTGCATGCAGGCTGGCAGCAGGGCGTAGTAGTCCAGCAGGCTGTTGCTGGTGTTCAGCATCTTGGTAAAGAAGCCAAACACATAGGGCTGTTCGTAATATTCTAGCTTCTGTTTTTCCGCCAGGTACTCGTCCATTCTGCCATGCAACTCCGGCAGCAGCCGCTGGTTCTTGAAGCGCGGAACTGTCAGCTCAAAGCTGTAGTACTGGCCCTTGTAGCTGAAGGACTCATGCACAAAGCGGCCGGCCAGCGTGTTGTCCACCAGGATGCTTTTCAGCGTGGCATCGAAGCGGCGGTTAGTGGCGGCGTACATGGCGTCCTGCAGCGCGTTTTTGATGTGCTGCTTGATTTGGGGATTGAGCCGCAGGGCCATGTTGTTCTCCTTGGTTTAAGATGAACACCAGGCACCAGCAAACCAACGACCACCACATTCAGTGATCAGCATTGGCCCCCATTTCTGGGCATGGTCACCCAGCCAGTCTTCGATGTTTTCAGGTGATGTTCCCGCACAGCCGATGACTTCAACACCTCGACATTCAGCCCAGGAGCCGGAGTAACCTCCATGACCATGTTCGTATCCCGCTTGCTCGATCAGTGCTTGTGCCTCTTTCTTGGCACCGTCTAGTGTTTTGGCTTGCAGCGCTTGAAAATTATATTCAGATCCCATGATGTCTCCTTTCTTGGTTTAGCCGAAGTCGCCGGTGAGGTACACCTGGTGCCGGGCACGCGATACGCCCACATACAGCAGCCGGGCAATCTGATCACCACTGTTGCAGCGCGCCACATCGTCCAGGTCAATGAACACCTTGTCGTAGGTGGAACCCTGGCTCTTGTTGATGGTCTGGGCATAGGCTGCTCGCAGATCGATCCAATTCTCTTCGATCTCCCGCATGACGTGGTAGTCATCCATGGCACGGGCACGCTTCAGGCGTTCATTGCGACCAGCCAGCGTCTTCGGAAAGAAACAGCGGTTGACGTAGTCCACGGTGATGAAGTTGCCCAGCACATCCTGATGGATGATCGGATCTTCGATGGCGGTGATATACACCATGGCGTCGGTCTTGATACCGTTCTTGCCCACCATGACGTGCTTGTTGCACACGGCATAGTCACCCACGATGAAGTGGGGATCCCCGGTGATCTGGTTGTTGACAGCATGGTTGTAGCCGATCACACAGTTATTGGTCCAGCCCAGGATCTTGGAATCGCGGTAGTGCCAGTCACTGCGGGTGAACTCGGCAATGATGGCATCCTCAAAATCGCTGCGCGGCAGATGGTGGATATGCTGGCCATCTGGTTTGAAGGGTGTCCAGATACCGGTGCCCACGGTGTTGCGGAACTGTGTGGCCAGATCAATGATGGGATTGCCTTCAGCCTGGCGCATGACCTTCTCCAAGCTGGCCGTGGTGAAGCCAGCATCGAATACTGGCGTGGTAGAGGATTTCACTGGCGTCAGCTGGGCTGGATCACCGATGAACATGATCTTGCAATTGTCGGTTTGCCGGAAGATATGCGTTAGCAGTCCACTGTCGATGTAACTGGCTTCGTCGATGATCAGGATGTAGCCGCGCTCCGGGATCTGCGAACGGGGGATCAGCTGAGTAACACCGGTGCGGAAGTCCTTCGACACACGCAAGCCAAGGAAGCTGTGGATGGTGCGTACTTCCCTGCCGGTGATCTCGGCGAACGCCTCCGCTGCCTTGTTGGTGGTGGCGGTCAGGGCGATCTGGTACTCGTAGGCATTCGGATTGACCAACTTGGCCATCTTCAGGTACTTATCCATGTTGTCCATCATGGTTTTCACCAGCGTGGACTTACCGGTGCCGGCGTAACCCTGCAGCACAAACACCTGCTCGGACGGACTGAGCAGGAATTTGACAAAGGCATCCAGCGCGGCCTGCTGGTCATCAGACAGGGTGAAGGGCTCGACTACTGTTTCCAGTTCGGTGTCGAGATTGATATCGTCGCTCATTTTGGTTTTCCATAGATCAGGGTGAGGGTGTCTTCGACGGCTGCATCATCAATGCAAGCCAAGGCCGAATCAGGATCATCGATACCGCCAGCCAGGCAATCAATCTGTTCGATGATGGCTTCATTCTGGTCATCGGTGAAGGCATAGGTGCGCGTGGTCACTTCTTCCAGTTCACGCAAAGCAGCCCACCAACGCAGCTTGGCGGCCACTGCGGCAGCCAGCTTAATCCGGATGGTTTCATTTCGTGCAATGACTTGATCAGGGCTCATGGTTCGTCTTTCTGAATGGGGTTTTTCGCAGCGAGCAACTTGGCTTTTTGTTCCCGCAATTCCTGCACTCTGTTGTTGTAGTTGTCATTCAACCGTTGGATCTTTTCATCCAATATTTCTACTGTTTGTTGTGATGGAATGTAAGTCGCAGGTACCGTGAAATTAACAAGATATTCTCCGATATGCACCATGTCCTGGAATGGGTACATGGAAACACACAGGCCGCCCTGTGTTTGCACCATGACATGCACAGGAATCGCCAGTGTTGTACCTGGCGTTATTTCCTCTGGCTTGATGAGGTTGAGTAGTGTAAGCATGAAGCACTCCTTATTCCGTATGGGTTTTGTAATGGATGACCTTGCCGAACGGTGCCGTCCACTCTGGGTTGTCATGGATTATCCACAGTACACTGGCACTGCAGTGTTCCCGGTCATGGCAGAAGCCACCATCGCTAAAGATCATCGCCACCTTGGGCTTGGTCTTCTCGATGTGGTCCAGCACCTCTGTGATGTTGGTGCCCCCCCTGCCAGTGAACTTCACGTTGGCCAGGTCCATGACATTGCGCACCGTAGTGATCGACTTGATGTGCGTGTCAAACTGACCCAGTTCGATCTTCTTTGGCTTCATCATCTTCAAGATGCCGTGCAGCTCAGAGATGAAGCGCAAGAAGTCTTCATCGGTTTCCGAACCGGAGATATCCATCCATGCCTGGAAGTCGACCATGGCGCCTTCGCTCCACAGGGAGGGCAGGTAGTGCTGCGGGAAGAAACGCCGATTCGGTCGCTTCCAGGAATAGTCGAACTTGCCCAGTTCCTTGAGCCATTTGCGCACGATGGTTTGCCATGGCAGTTTAGGATTCAGCAGCTGGTCCAGGTACAGATCAATACCCCCCGGTACCGAACCAGGAGGCTCATTGGCCATCTTGGACATGGTGGCAGCACGGATGATGATGTCGTCGATGGCTTTCTTCAGCGTTCGATCATCCATGTCAGGCGCATCCCGCAGATCGTCCATGCCGCATTCTGGCTTGGGCATAGTCGGCATCTGCTGCTGTTCCGCGTGCAGGATGTCGTACACCTGCTCGGTGCTCATGTCCGTGAAGCGCGGATCTGCCAAGCGGAAGCCAGGTAGCTTGAATCCCCTGGCTTCGAGCATCAGATTAATCACATGGTCGCCGGCAGCATTCCACAGCTTGTGGTCACGGTTACCCTTGCGGGCGCCGATGTGCATATACGCCGGATGACAGGCTTCATGCACCAGCACACCGATGCGCTCATCCGGAGTCAGGCTGTGGAAGAAGTTGGGATTGAAGCCTACCTTCAAGCCAGTGGTCCAGGCAGTCGGATGGGTATCGTCCCAGACAAACTTCATGCTGAACAGGATGGTGGTGAAGAAGGCACTGCCGGGCTTTTGCATCAGTCCGATCTTGGCCTGATTCAGCAGTTTTTTCAGGGAGACGTCATCGTCATAGTTGACAGCTTGGGCTTGCATGGTGACCTCGGAGGGTATAAGGGGAAGGGAATTCAACCGGGCGCGGCGACGCGCATGCCAGTCTTGAATTCGATAATGTCTTTAAGGTCTACCCCACAGTCTTCCATCATGGAGGCTTCGTGTTCGGCCAGGAAGGCTTGCAGGCGCTCGATACGCAGCCTGTGGTACTCGGTGGTCCGGATGCTGATCTGCATGCGCAAATCCGCGTATTCTGCACGAGTTTGCGACTCAAGTACATGCAGCTGTGCATGTTTTAGTTCGGCCAGAGCCACTTGTTGTGGACTAGGCATCCAGCGTTGGGTCCAGCGGTCAAACCAGCTGGGTAATTGACCGATGGTCATGAGAATCTCCGATAAATGGAAAAGGCCGCATCAGCGGCCAATTGTGAGGTGAGTGAGTACTTACTTAGTACGACAGGGCCGTGGTCAGTGTCTTGTAGTCCTGCTGCTTACGTTCTTCCGCAACCTGTTTGACATGCCGTGCTTCGGCTTCAGCCGGCGTCAAGGGGGTAGTGTTGCAGGCAGCCAGGCTGGCCAGGATCAACAGCAGGGGGAGGATCTTTTTCATGATGAGCTTTCGTTGTGGTTGAAGGATTACTTGCTTGGTTTAATGCGGGGCTTGACGTGCGTGAGACTGTCCACCAGGTGATCCAGGCTGTGTGCTACATGTTTTTCGCCTGGTTCGGTGGTACTCGTATACACACGATAGACCAGTTCAGCACATGGATTAACAGGCACTCCAATTGCTGCAGCATTTCGGCTGACAATATCGGCACTGATGCCCGCTTCCAGCATGGCTTTCAGCTTCTCGTAGCGCTGAGCATTACGCACGATCTCCATGGCAACCTCTTTGGTTTCCTGGATTCGTTTAAGCTCTGGCAGTGGATTGAATAACTCCGGTGCCAAACGCCATACGATCTGCATCTTGCGCATGGCTTCGGCTTTGTTCTTGTACACACTGCGGTCATCAGATTCCTTGACCCACACACCAGAAGGTATATGGGTGATCATCACACCGGTTTCCTGCCGGAGTATCCAGCCAGATGGTGGTGTGGTACGGTAAGTATCGATACGGATATCGGCCAGGTTCATTTCCACAAAATTGTCATGCGGTTCCATGGATGTCCTCATGGGTCAGGTCCATCAGCAAGCACACCGGACGGTTAACGTCCTGCTCGAAGATGACGTTGAACTTCTCACCGGGGAAGTAGGTGGCCACCAGCAGCAGCTCACCAAAGGTTTCATCGGTGACCTCGGCCACTACGGCGCCCCAGCGCGGATTGACCGTCATGAAGCGCGCCACATTGGGCAGGCATTCGCTGATGCGGGAACCCCTGGTGATCCTCACCACTGGCTTGGCTTTGCCGCGGCCCGGTGAGGGACCATAGTAGGTGGTTTTGATGGTACGTTCGCTGTTCATGCGGCGATCCTTTCGAGAGTGACGGGACACAGATCGCGTCCAAATAACTGGGCCTTGCCACGCAGCGTGTTGACGCTGTGCGTGACCGGCTCCAGATGGGCGGGGTTGATGCAGCAACGGGTACGGCAGACATGATCGAGCAACAAGCCTTCCGGGATGGGACCGTTGTAGGCTTCGTAGCACAGGCGGTGGGCCATCTTCTCGTTGCCGTCGTAATGTAGCCGGCCATAGCCGTTGCGATTGGTGCGGCCGACCCATACCCAGCATTCCCCCAGCGGGGCAATGATCAGGACCGGGACGATACGGTCTAACAGCTTGTTGATGATCCTTTCTGTGTGCTCCACTGCGATGATGAAGGGATGGGATTGGTCCATGGCTTTCCTTTAAGTGAGGATGGGTGTGACATGCATGATCTTGCTGATCATGTAAGCCACGCCGGCAATCTTGTGTTCATGCTTAGGCTCAAACGATTTCATGTGCGCCATGACGCATTGGAAGGTGGCCGGACCATCTTCACGGAAGCCAGGATTGAAAATAATTTCCCCGTCAGGTGCTGGATGACCAACGAACATGGCATCAGCGATGCGTGTGTAAATATTGGTCTGCCAGAACTCGGCGGGGATCTCCTCTTCTGGTGGTAGTAAGCGGGTGGTACCCCATACCGCTTCTGGCTTGGTGATGCTGTCGATGTCGGCCTGGGTGATACTCCAGGCTGCCTGTTCCACTGGCTTGGTTTTGCGGCTCATTTGGTTTCCTTTATGACGAGTCGATTTGCTAGATTTCGCAAGTCAGTAGCACACGCAGGGGATTCGTCTTTACGCTCCATATAATCCGCCAAGCTTTTAAGCATACGGATGTCTATGGCTGTTACCTGCCCTTGGCTGCTACCGGCAGCGTCTAAGACCGTGCGGAATGCCTGCACAAGCTCCGCGCCATCCACCATGTCCCAAGCGCCGTGACCGAGTCCTACCAAATCGGTGACTTGTTCGATTACCTGCTCATCACTCAGCGTGGCCGGTGGAACTGGCGCGGCAGCGGCGAGACAAGCAGCAACGATATCGTAGGTAGTGTCGCTACCAGATTGCCGACACTGGTACACAATTGCATCAATCTGCGACTTGCTCAGCGTGGCCGGTTCTGGCGCATCGACTTGAAGGGCCGTGTAAAGTGGCGTGACAGATACCGATGCCGATACTTTGGCTTCGCCCTGCTGCGCCTGGAGGGCTGCGCGGAGGTTCCACGCGGCGATAGCAGAATCCTTGCTGGACTCCTTTCCAGACGGTCCTATGGTTCCGCAGTCAGCGCACTGGCAATAACTGTCAGTAGGCTCGTTGATGTGCTCATAGGGCTTAACATTTGCGCTGCCGCAGAAAGGGCAGTTTTCGATATGCATGCTCATGGCTGTCCTTCCGGTGCTGGGGCTGCCGCCAACATCGACAGGGCAATGGCCATGCGCAAACTGCTACCCGTTGCACGCCTTGAAGCGGTGCTCATGCTGCGTGTGGCGCGATGTGGTTGCGTAGGTTTAGCCATATCTGCCAAGCGGCGCTGGCGGTCGAGTTCAGACCGATCCTGCCGGGCCTTCTCTTGCGCCGCTACGGCGGCGGCCTTGCGGTCTTCAAAAGAGCCGCGTTGCTTTGCTTGCCCCATGATCACGCACCTCCTACTGGAGCAGATGGGGCGGCGGCGATCATCTGCCGGTAAATTTCGCCGATGCTATTCACCGAGTCGTAACGTAGTGATTGACCGATGAATGTCATTTTGTCAGTCGGCTGCACCGGAACCAGCTTCCAGCCAGCAGGCACGGCAACTGGTGCAGGTGGCGGGGCGGTGTAGAGCAAATCACCAGCAGAAACACGCGATTGCTCAGTGATTTTTGCCCAGTAAAAACTGTCATCCAGATTAAAATAAACCTTGCCCACCGGCTCCTTTTGCGCTGCTACTGGCTGCGCCTTCAGCCGCTCGGGCGCGTATTCTTTCAGATAGCTCAGGCCGAGATTAACCATTGCATGGGCCATGTCGGCACTGGTAGGAACCGGAATAGAATTTTGCACGCCAGGCTGGCGCAGGGCCATGCAGGCGCGGCCGTAGTCACGAGCTTGATCAATAGTGATGGTCCAGCGCTTGAGCCTTTCATCCCATGTGCCTTCAGGCAGCTGCGGCAGTTCCTCGCCCATGGCTGGGGTGGCGCAGCCGCAACGGGCGTTATTAGGGCAGTCGGCAGGCTTGACGCCACAGACGCCAAGGCTCGGATCACGCAAGCTGTTCAGCAGCTTTACAGCCTTCTCGCGCACTTCGCAGGTGGTCACGACAACATCACCGCCGCCAATGTCGTGCTCTTGGCTGTCGCTGATGAACTCACGCAGGATGGCCAGCGCTGATGCTTCACCGGATTCCGCCTTCGCTGGCTGTGCTGCGAGGGTGGCGCGGGCAGCTTGCCACGCAGTCCATGCGGCCTCGGTTACGAAAGAAAGGTATTCTTCCCTTCCGCCGATTACATCATGCCGATGGATGCTTGCCAGTCTCGGGGCTGCCCATTCTGCCTCAAAAGCCGCCCGCTCATCCGGCGCTGCGCACTGTGCCTGTTTACGCCAGTCATTAATCTCGGCCTGCATCAGTTCCACAGCCAGCGATTCGCATTCACGCCGGCCGCTTTCGCTCATGCGCTGTTCCCATGGCTTCGGTATCATCTTGGTTTCCTTGTAGGTTAGAACAGGTCTACTGCATGCTCAGCCAGCAGCTTGAGCATATCCGGATTGTCTGCCAGCGAGCGGTCCCGGCCCAGGGTCATCCTGATGCAGACGATCTGGAATTCCAAGGGCAGGCGTTTCACATACTTCAACAGCTGGCCGATGTTGATGGGTGTGGCATGGTGGGCCATGGAGCCAGTGATAGCAAACAGAATGCTGGGCTCGTTGGAGACACGTATCTGCTCCGGCGCCGCAATGATGTCAGCGATGGTGGGCAGGTTAGTGTAGATGTCGCAGAACAGGATCAGCTCACGCGCCACACCTTCACTGAGCATGCCGGACAAGGCAGGCAGGGTATCGGTGTCATTGACGTCATTCTGGACGAGATAGTCATGCGCGAATTCCCAGGTGCGGGGCGCAGCGTAAGTACGGTCGCAGTGGTCCGGCTGGAAGGTGTACAGCAGACCGGGCTTGTACTCGATAAAGCTGACGATGCGGTGATCGAACTTCATCTTGGAGGCATGCTTCGACCATTCGATCGGGCACACTTCCAGGTCGATGTGGACGATCCGGCTTTGCAGGGCGGTGCTCATCTGCTCGACGATGGCACCATCGGTTTCCAGGTTACCTGCGGCCACCACAGCGACTTTGGAATGCAGATGGTACTTGCCCACCATCCGGTCCAGCACGATCTTGTAGGCGGCTGCCTGCACCGCTACCGAGGCCGAATTGAATTCATCCAGGAATAGCAACCAACCAGCGTAGGGTTTGCCGGTGACTGGATTGATCGGCAGCTCATCTCCTTCAATTGGGAAGGTGTCCATGGGCACATAGCCGGCACGGCCGTTGTGGATTTGCGGGAAGCCAAGGAGGTCAGTCGGGTCGCATTGCGACAGCCGCAGGTCGATCAGGAACAGGTTGTACTCGGCGGCAATCTGCTTGACGATGGCACTCTTGCCGATGGCCGGTGAACCATGGATCATCGGGACTTTCTTTGCTTTGATCAGTTTGGTGACCAGGCGAATGGCCTGGCTGATCTTGACGCTCAGATGGGTGACGGTACTTTCTTGCTGCTGGTTCTTAGCCATGAGGGATTACTCCATGAAGCAGAACGCCTGTAGGTAAAGGCGCTCTGCTAGGTTGATGATGATGTCGGCGCCGGCTTAGTCGTCGAGGGCAGCCAGCTGCTTCTTGATTTCGTCTTCGCTCAGGGCTTCGATGGCCGCGTCCTGCTTCTTACCCAGCTGCTCGATCAGCTTGGCGCGCTTGGCTTGTTTCTCGGCCTTGGCCAGATTGGCAGCGTTCTCTTCCTGCTTAAACGCGATGACGTGCTTGATCAGTGCCAGCTGCAGTTCCAGTTCGGCGGCACGCGGGTGCGGCTTGGCATTGACCAGCGAGCGGGTGGTGGACGATTCCAGTTCCGCTACCACACCCTGGCCGACGGTATCCAGGTCGAAACCGGATTTGCTGGTCAGTGGCATGTCCCACAGCTGCTCTGCGGAGATGACGCCGCGATGGGTGCTGAAGCGGGTTTTCTGACGGACTGCTTGCTCGAAGATGTTGATGTTTTCCATGATGCTTGTTTCCTTTACTGGTTTGATGTTACTGGTTTAAAAGATGATGTTGTAGGTGCGTTGTGCGTTGGCAGTAGTGACCTGCACCGTCACGCTGTCACCCTTGGTGGAACTGAATCCAAGACCAGCCAGTTGTTCATCGGTCGGCTGGCATTTGGTCTTGTCACCCAGTACCTCGAACACCTTGCGATGTGGTTCCAGCTTGGCATTCAAGTACTCGTTGAGGATGCCACGCAACGGCTCGTCGGTCTTGCAGCCGTCCAGGATGAACATGTAGTGCAGATTGCCCACCGCGTTATCATCCCAGTGGTTTGGGCTCAGCATGACCGTGTTGACACGGGTGTACTGCTCGGTGGCCACGCCCCACTTCTGCTGGCTGAAGCTACCCCCGGTGATACCCTTGCTGACGATCTTGATACCCGTGATGATCTGGTTCTTCACGGTCAGCTCCAACGCCTGCAGCATGCCCTTGTTGACCGGCGACTGCTGACTACTGAACTGGTGTACCTGACCGTTGTTTTCCACTTCCAGCGTGAAGCCAACATCGCTCTTTTCGCGCAGGTTGTAGTTGTTGACGTCGATCTTGTAAACACCATCCTGTGGGCTATCCCAGGTGATGTTTTCCACTGGATTGGGTGTGGTGCTACCGGCGTTCATGTCCACATCCAGCATGCCCTTGTTACCGGGTGAGCGTTGGCCTTTGTTGCCGAAGTAGATGCGGTGACTATTCGGCTCCCAGGCATGGATATCCAGGTCATCCTTGTTGTTCCAAGCCAGCGAGACACGCATGACCGCATCCGTGGCACCACCGGCTGCCTTGACCCGTTCCTTGATCGAGTCGGAGATGTTGCCCACATAGGTCCAGGCAAAGTCGTTGTCCCACTTGAACAGCTTGGACGTAGGCTTGTCTTCGACGATGTGCACCGGTGCCGTGATGGCCATCAGGTTACTCAGGTGACGGTTCTTGACCAGCATACTGACACCCTTGGCTTGCGGCAGGATGTTGGCCAGGAAGTCGGCGATGGTGACGTCCATGGCGGGTTTCTTTTCAACCAGGGCGGCCGGCGTAGCGATCGAATCCATGATGCCGGCGATGCCATCTTTCATGACTGGCTTGACGCTGCCGTCGGCCCACAGCACGTTGTTGATGGAGACGTCGTGGATGTTGGCCAGCCGCCGTACCAGACTGTCTTCCAGGCCCAGCTCGGCAATGGTCACCAGTGCCTGCTTCTTCATACCTGGTGTGATCATTGAGGTGGGACGCTTGTAGTTCGTCGGGTCCAGTTTCTTGCCGAACTGCTCGGCGGCCTTGTCTTCCTCCATGCCCTCGGACAGATCCTGCACCAGCGTGCCGATAGCGGTGTTGCGAAAGCGGCTGAAGTTGCTCTGCGCATTGGTCATGATGAAGCGGCTGCGCTCAGCGTCCGTGGTCAGGGCATGGTACTGCAGGTGCAGCTTGGTAAAGCCAGCCACGGCAGCCAGGAATTCATCGCCGCGGTATAGCTGCTTGTCAGCGATCATGGTGCCCACGGTCTGCAGGGCATCTAGTGTCAGTTCCTTCAAGCCACGCGAGAATACCTGCACCATGGCCGTGAATTCCCCCGTCTTGGTGCCGACGTCCTGGGTGTAATGACGGGTAGCCACGGTGCCGTGGAAGTGGTTCCAGACACGCACCATGGTTTTACGTCCTGGTTCGCTGTCCATCAATTCCTTGCTGTTCTCGGCGCCGTAGCTGCGTTCCTTGCTGCGGAAGATGGTTTGGATCTCGGAACCACGCACCAATGCTTGCAGCGCCTTGGACACAACACCATAAGCGTTGTCAAACGTGGTAGTCAGATCCCATACAGTCTTCAGTTCGCCATTCACCACAGCCACCACGTTGCCGATGTGCTTGATGAAGTTGCGGCAGCAGGAGCAGTCATGCTCGGTGCGCTCACGGAAGATCGGGTTGGTTCCTTCAGGGAAAGCTGCCAGATAGGCGGCGTACATCTCATCACCGGTTACTTTGACGGTGTACAGCTCCATCTGTGACAGAGCAGCTAATTGAGCAGCGACTGCCTTGGAGAATGCTTTAAAGTCGGACATTACAGTTCCTTAGTGTGATTGAGTTGTGTTGAGTTGGGTATTACTGTGCTTGATCGAGCAGTTCAAGGACTGCTTCGTTGACTGCCTGGTCATAAACAGTTAAGAGGTCATTACGACCCCAACCAGTCTTAGTGGCCAGCTTTTCCTGGAACAACACGCGAATGCGGTCGAGAAGTTTCTTATTCATGATTAGTTCCCTGCTTGGCAGCACGCAACTTGATACAGCAGCGTGTTGTGGTAGGTCATCAGCAGTCCGAACAGGGCATTCGGCGTAGTGATGGGCAATTGGCTGTTGGCCAGATCGATTACCTGCTGCAAGCTCCCCATAGTTGGGAACAAGCTCATTGGAGCCAGGTTAACCGGGGTTTGGTTGATGTCTACGGTGTTCACCGTAGGAGCACCACTGGTAACGATCTTTGTACGCAGCAGCAACAGGTCCGAGGACATATTACGCATACGCTGTGGTACATCGTCACTGTTTTCGGTGGACTGCAGCTTGTTACCCATGGCATGCAGCTCATGGGCTAACAGGAACAGGGTTTTCTGTGTTTCTTCGATGTTGATCATGCTGATACAGCTCCTTGAATGGTGTTCACACCCACTTCATACATGGGTTTAAACTCGATACCAGTTGTTCCTACAGTACCAGCCTCGATACCATGGTCCAAATACAACTTCTGGATACTTTTAACTACTTTGTGCGCGTCTTCTTGACTATGCGCGGTAATACCCAGGGGGAGTACGAAATTACGAATGTGTGGGAAGTTCATGCGTGTTTCCAGTCGTTAAAGGATGCCCGGTCAGTTGGGCAGGAGTGCAATGGCAATTTCTGCTGTGCGTTCTTAGGAATGGGTTGGGTACTGCGTTGTTGTACATTTGGCATCTTGCTCCAGTCCAGGGGAGCAATCAAGCCAGCCCCGCGCAGGATGATCTTCAGCTGCTCCTGGTTGCAGTCTCTGAGGAAGAAGGCCACATTGGCCGGCGTCAGCGCCGGCGTGTCGAGGATCTTTTCCATGTCGGCAGGGTTGATGCCACGCTTATGCAGCAGGGCCATCAGCTGGGCTGCCTGGCCACTGCGCACTGCCATGGGACCGGCGATACCCTTCTCCTCCAGCACACGGCTTACGGTGCGGGATGACACGCCCAGGAACTCGGCGATCTGTTTGATGGTGCGGGTCTTGGCATTGTAAACGGTAATGATCGCTTCTTTCTGGGCTGGGGTGAGCTTCTTGACGGCCATGGCGTATCCTTGTTGGTTTATCGGTTGTATATAGTAGAAAAATCGATTTTTGAATCAGTTAGCTTATCGGTTGAGAAGTTTTGGGTTGTGCCTTAATACTTGTCAAAAGTTCTAGCGGTTACGGTTGACACTGCGCATCTGGGCACGGAAGGACTGTCTTACCTGTGCCCGGTACAGAGTTTTGCTGACTGGTTTGGGTGTCCAGTATTCAGCTTGTCTTGGTTTGACCATGTCTGCTGGATACTCTTCGATGACTAGCTTCAGTGACAATTCCTCATACAAGCTAAGAGAATCAATCACAATCGCAGCCCGGCCTCTGACATGCGCTTGCAACTGAGCCTCTTCAATCAGCCGCAGGATACGTTGTACACGCTCTGTAGACATGAGACGTTCTTCCCATACCGAAAGATCCAATTCATGGAATGGTGAAATGATCATGCAATTTCCCTTTCACGGAAAGTGGTGCCATGCTTCTCCACCGGGATCACCCGCCAGGCGCCATGGATGTTCTGATCTACTCGCAGACAGCAACCACGCAATGGTTTAGGGAAAGCATTGGGGATGACATTACGCAGCGATCCGACCTGGCGGATATCGATATGCAATAAGAAATCTCCGATGCTCTGCTTATTATTTGTGGCCAGTGCGCTCACCAGCACCGAACCTTTGTCCTGTGGATTGGTGATCGCGAACCGTTCGATTGTCTTGATCAAGGTGTTATACAACATGACTGTCTTGCTCCTGGTCCGCTGCTATTACGCTAAGGTGAATAAAAAAGAGATGAACCCGATATTCTGGGTTCATTTCCTTGCTCACCAAGCGAGCGGACGCTCGCCTGCTTCACTGTGGTTCTGGTTCACGATCAAACTTGCGCAGCACATCAGCTACATCGCTGATCCATTCAGGCGGCCAGAAGGCACCAAGTATCTCGGTGCTGTTCATGACTATGCGGGTACCAGCATCCGTGATCAACTGATAGTAGTCCCTGCCCACATCATGCACACTGGCTTTGATGCCGATGATATGGGCATTACCACAGCGGCGACCATCACGGGTGCGCAATTGAGCACCGATCTCCAACACATTCCACTGCGCCTTGCGGATGGCCCATGGTGGGAGTTGATCTTCCCATTCCTGCACTGCTGTTTCCATTATTTCTCCTTGGTTTTAAGATAATGCATAGTTGCTGCCGCGGATCAGCGAGCCCAGATTGGTACTCAGCTTGGGGAACACTCCCGGCGTACCATGCACCTGGGACAGCAGATCCGACAGCAGATTACTCTCAGCCAGCTCGGCAAAGATGTTGATGTAGTGCTGACGCAGGTGATTCATGTGGTTGGCCCCGCACTTGAACTCATCGTGGATGGTGACTACAGGGAAGGGCTGATGTACCAGCATTGACAGGATGATGGTGTTGAGCTTTTCCAGATGATCCACACTCAAATACATCGTATCGTAGCCATCCTTGATATGCGACAGGATGACAATATCAGCCATACCGCTACGATTGTATTGCTCGATATAGTAGGCCAGTTTCCCCTCTGCTGGTTTGATGGACTGGTGACCCATATTCTGAGCACGCAGATTGATTTCACTGTCAATGACGGACAAGCTGTACTCCACCTGTGCCCGATCGTAGTTGCAACGCCGGTGGATACAACGCAGGATGTAGCCATCCACGCTGTGCACCACGTTGGCCACATTGGACAAGCCAGTCTTGCTGCCTTCATTCACATAGAACTCATAGGTGAAGGTGGCATGGTCCAGCTCATCGACTTCCACCCTTGCCTGCTTGGGCTGCATGACCTTGACCACGGCATCGAAACCATCTGGCAGCTTCCAGCTATGCTTCAGGGCGAACGGCCGCCATGAGGCCAGCAGATCCTGCAGCAGTTCCCATGCACCGGGAGCCATGGCTTGAGCGGCCTCGTAGAAGGCATTCAGCTCAGGTGTATCCTCGTCGAAGATCTCCTTTGGCTTGGCCTTGGAGCCGTAGAAGGACGTCATCAGGGCATCCTTGGCATCGTCCCGGATGACACCTTGGGTGGTACCCAGCAGGGTGCACATGTCACCAGTGAGCTGGGTATACGCATCAGCACGGACATTCGGATCGACCAAGCCAGTGGCGGTAGCGCCCTTCACACAGCCGGTCAGGGCCGACATGATTTGGATACCAGAACACACCGCATCCATGCCGACCAGATGCCCGGTAGGCTCACCACGCAGCACCTTGCGGATGGCCAGCACGGTCTTCATGTACAGCGGTTTAGTTTTACTATCCGCTTGGTCTGTCAGTTCTTCCAGCTGATGCAGGTTGTCCTGTGCCCATTGGATGCGTTCAGGGAACAGCAGCTTGTCCAAGCCAAAGTTATTGGCCAGATCGATCAGCAGGTATTCCCAGCCTGAGTACTTAATCACTTTGTTACTCCTTGAGATTGAAGAAAGCCATAGCTTGTTGTTTGGTGATATACACATACTCATGATCACACTTAATCTCCATGACCACGCCATGTCTAGTACCACTGTCATGTGGAATGACAGGTACAGTGTATGTACCCGCACCACTGTAATAATGCTGTACTGCTTCTGTTTCAAATGGAGTGTGCATGATGTTTCCTTTAAAGGGGGATGTTGAGCACAAGGCACAGCATTTTGATTTCTTTGGGTATGTCACATTTATTGATTGGGGTGGTGTGGCCTATAGCGATATTTCTATACCACATAGGAATTTTCCACCCTACTAATGCGAGAGTATAGGTACCAGTAGGGGCTATCCTAGGCCACTTATCATGTTCACTAAGTATCTTGCCACCTTCAAACACAATATATGGTTTCATATCCTTTCCTTTACAGGTTGAGCACCAGTGCCAGCATGCGTAATAGCTTGGGGACGTCTTCGAGTAATACAGGGGTACCATCAAGATTAAACCACTCACGCTCATGGCTATTGAAATACAAACCACCGTTATATACCTCTGGACCTAATGTATCTAATCTAAAGTCCTTCCAGTGGAAATATTCCCCATACACTTGATTACCATAGAACACGGTATAAGGCTTATTCATGTCAGTACCAAAGCCAGCATACGGTACTGTTTGTTGATCTCACTGGCTTCCCGGTACTCCCATTCCTTTCTTATGGGCATAGTGTATTGCACACACTCATACCACTTATTACTGTAGCCGTTATACAGGACAGAGTACGGAGGGATAGCATCAATAATCACGATCGGTCCCGGTGCATCCCTTACTGTACCATCTTCATAAAACACCAGCACCTTAGCCATAGGGTACTCCTTCAATATATTCAGCATTGGCCAGCTCAATCGTGGCCTTCTTAAACGAGCTGCCTTGCGGATTAATGTGATAGCCTTGGCTGTAGGCCCGGCCACGCTTGTCCACCTTGTGCGTCATGTAGAACACATTCCCTTGGCTTTGGATCAGGTCATAGAAGCGATACGACTGCTTCTTGAAGCGCAGCCATTCATTGCGCTTCTCTTGGGTATCCAGATCGAACGTGGGATCCTCTTCCACCTTGCACAGGAAGTCCAAATCCAGACTGAGTTCTACCTTGTTCATCAGGTTGAGCACGTCCAGACAGATATCCCCGTCATGATGGTTGCCTGAGCCCAGAATGAGGGAATCATTATGGGTCAGGTAGCCGGAGCTGAAGTTGTTGATCAGCTTCAAAGGCTCCACCACCATAGGCGGTAGGTACTGGCTCTCCTCGATGAAGGTGAGCAGCTTCTGTGACAACGGGATGCGCGACTGTACCACCAAGCTGGCATACTTGCTAGGCTTGAGGATGTCGAAGGCATCGGTGTTGCACAGCACGGCCATGATCTCGGCTGTGGTGGTGATGGCTTCGGTCTTGTCACTGAAGCGCAGCCTGGCTGCCATCTGAGCGGTCACTGAGGTGAACAGCTCCGGGTACAGGCAGTAGGCCACACCGACAAAGATGTCGGTCACCAGTGGTTCCAGTTCCATGTTGGCCAGCTGCACCACACGCTTGTTCTTTGAGGCGTAGTAGCCATCGTTACAAGCCAATTGGATGTACGCATCCAGCAGTCGTACCCCATGGCTGATCCGATCCTGCATCAGTGGATCAGTCTGGATGGCTTCACGGATATAGTCATCGATGTGATGACGGCTGAAGCGCTTCTCGTTATGCTCCTGCAGGATGAAATGCGACATGATTTACTCCTTACTGTGGTGGATTGGGATGGTCGTACCAGTATGCTTTACCGGGCAGGTAGGGTATCCATGCCTCGTCAAAGTAGCAATTAATTGGTGCCTCCTTGAACATGGGTGCGATCTGTTCATCGGTATAACCGGCCAATCCGCAGCCGATACGGGTAACCTTATACTGCAGGCACTTATGGCGTAATGCATGGCCAATAAAGGCATCGATGTGGTATTGGATTATCTCCAATGGTAACGTGTCGATTTGGAAGTCCTTGGTGGGAATACCATAGGCATTACCCTGCCAGCCTATGCCTTGGCCGTATACAGCACCATGTTCCAGTACTGCAAAGCGTGCTGCACCAGCACCATGCCGACCAGCCAGATTGCTACCGAAAACGAAGATCATGATGATTCTCCTTGATTAATTAATGCGTAAAGAATTGCTGACTTTCCAGATGCTGCATTAACTTGTCGTAATCCAGCCATACCAGATTACCAAAGTCGTCTACCAGATACAGGTTGAATGGTATGACTGTGGATTGGTAAAGACCAAGTGTTTGGTACAGTTTGTCCATGATGATTCTCCTGAAAGGTAGCCCACTGAAGGGCTACCGGTTTAATAGGGAAGGGGAATATGAATACGTTGGCCGCGGCATTTATCCCACGTATCCTTGGTACCACCATCAGCAGGAATGTCACCATGACCGAATGTGAATGCCAGCATGTGGTCAGCTTTTGCCACCTTGATGTTGCGTGCAAACATACCACCATAGCCTGCTGCCATGGGCTCAAAGGAACCGTTAACATTGTTCATGCTGGCCACTTGCGTGATCTGCTGACGGCTAAACCATGGATCATTGTGATGAATAACACGGCTGAAGCGTTCGTGGTAGTAATTAGCTGTACTGCCAGAGCTATTAAATGGACCGAGGAAGCAATTACTACTGACATCAAATGGCGCAGGCAGGTGCAGGGTCAACTCATGTGCACTACCTTCGAGGAACAAGGCCACTGCCAGATGATCCGCCCATGCTGCACCACCAGATACCACATGGGCATGCACCGGCATATGCGTCCGTGCTTCTTCCAGCATCCAGTGCCACAATGCCAGTGTCATGGGTTTCGTCTTATCACGGCCAGCCGTACCAATAATTGCAATCGTAGTCACGATCATCTCCTTCAATGTGAATAGGGAACCGCATCCAACCATGGCCGGAGGCCCATAGTGTAGTCCACTGTCTGTGTGTGCCTTACGCACCGAAGCCAGTAAAGAAAAAACAGCCACCAACCCCACAAGGGGAAGGTGGCTGATAACAGAGACAGCGAGCCTCGCTTGGCGTTAACCCGGTGTCACGGTTTGCCCCGTTGGTGACGGCTTAAACCGGCAGGTCGAAGCCTTGTTCATTGTCCGGTACGTTCTCGTTGTACTCGATTTGCAGCATATCCTTCAGGATAGCCACACGAGCGACCGGGTCTTCCGCCAGCCATGCAGCCAGCGATGCCTCGTTGGCGTACATCTTGCGCAGCGGGATGGAGCCGACTTTCTTGCGGGAACCGGCGACCTTGCCGGGCAGGTAGAAGTTCAGGAAGCCGACAGCTTTCTTGTTGTCGGGGATGCCATTGGTGGCAGGGGTTTCGGTTTTGAAGGCCATGGTAGTTTTCCAGTATAAGTGAGATTGAGAGAGGGAGATAAAACAGGAGGGAATCTCCACCCCATGGCCGGAGGCCACGGAGAGTAGGACAGGCTCAGTGAAACACCGTGCCTTCAGGTGCCAGATGTTCGGTGATGTCCACCGGAGTGGTAGCTGCTTCAGCTTCCAACAGCAGCATGGTGTAACTGTGTAGTACCTCCCGCATGATCTGGCACAACTGTTCCAGTGACATGTTCTTGACGCTGTCCGGGTGGTAATACACCACGTTGATCTCAGCCACCAGTGCCACTGCTTCCATCTCCCAGAACTCCACGAAGATGAGATCAGCACCGTACTGGAAGTGTGGTATCAACAGCCTGTGCGCTTCGAGGATCAGATCGCGTGCATAGGGTTCGGTGACCGGCACATTACGGTAGTTGAAGTTCATGGCTGTACTCCCTTTCCCAGTAGATACATCAGATGTTCCTTGCCCTTGTTGGTCAGGTGATGCTGGCCATCATAGGAGATCAAGCCCATGTCCAGCATCTCGTTGATGCGATCGGTCAGGTACATGCCTTGGGCATAGTGCCCAGCACGCAGATTACTGTCGAAGCTGCCATGGTGGATGGTCACCAGATACAGCAGGTGCAAGGGCTTGAGGAACATCTCTGCTTGCGCTGGCACCTTGACAGGCACAGCACCCACAGTCTCATCTATCATCTTCTGGATGGTACTGGCCATACTGGATGGGAAGCCATGCACTTCGGTCCTTGGTTTGAGTTTATTAATACGGGGCATGGTCTATTCCTTGGGAATGAGAACAACGTCAACAGGTTCAGAATCGGATCGGTAGATCCGGCATTCCAACAACTCAACGAGACAGAATAAGAGTTCATCCTTCTCTTCTCGATTGAGTTGGTGCGTGTGGTGTATTTGGCTGAACTCCCTATCCAGTGTGTACTGAATAAGGTATTCAGGATCAGCAATGCGCATGGTGTTTCCCTTCGTTATATGCGTTGATCTTGTCAGCCTGTGCTTTGGAGGTCATGCGGTACTGGATCTCCGAGTACACGAACTTACCGATGCGTAGCGCATACTCAGCGTAGGCACGGTAGTCAAAGCCACTACCCCAGCAGTCAATCATGCACTGGTAGCTGCTGATGAAGCTGTGGTTGACGTTGGTATCTTGAACAATTGCGAGATTAGATGCGGACATGATATTCTCCTAATATAGACGATTAGACAACATTTATGATACGGAGGATTAGTAATTAACTCCAGACAGCTAACTCTTCCTTTTCTTTGGCTTCCAATACACGGCAACGATCGAGATAGTCGAATTCGATGAGCGTAACGAAGCCACGGTTAAAGCAGCAACGGAAGTATTCTTGATAATTGAATCCATGGTGATAGCAGCTATCCGCCACGCTGCAAGCTTGGGTATTACGACGGATGCTAGCTTCATCAGCATTAACAGGGATGGATAACATGGTGTTCTCCTTAAATGGGACGGATAACAGCGGCGTTTTCAACAGGACCAAGCCCATAGTTAGCAGCCTTGAAATCATTCCAGCATTGGTTCGCAACGCGTGCAGTCATGGGTTCAGTGATGAATTCCCAACCACGTACGGTGTAGACCACTACATGGATCTTATCAGTTGGCACGGGTACTACATTTGGTTCAATAAGGCCGAAGAACTCTATGGCCTGTTGCTTGGTGATGTGGACAACACGCTTCTTACCAGCATGAATGGCCATGGTAGTACCCATACCCGGTTGAGATGCACCCATATTGACATCACATGGCTTGATGATGTCTTCAGTACCTGAAGCGAAGGTAATAGCTTTAAATGGATGGTACATGATGTTCTCCAGTAGATGTATAAATGATAAGTATATGGTGAAGCAGGGATTGCAGCATGTTACAGTATCGGGAAGGTATCGGTATGAGGAATAGTAGACAGTAAAACGGAGTGAGTACTCACTAACTGACATTAGCACCCACTAACCAGTGCTAGCACACTAATCCCCACTCTCTGTCTCACAAACCTGCATAGGCAGCCGTACTACGATCACTGTAGCGATGAATGCACCGATTGCAATCGAGAATGCAGCGATAGGATGCAGACCATGACCAATGGTGAGCCATTCCACACCAAGGTTGGACGATATGAAGGAGATCAGGCTAAGGACGATAACTAGCACAAGACGGGACATGTTGTTCTCCAATGAGTGACTGTGAGTGGATGACTGTAGGGTATTCCACAGCATGTCCGGAGGACAAGGATGATGGATGGTGAACTGTGTACAGGGTGCCTGTACTGGGCTGTCTGCAGTGTGTGATGTTGATGTGTGATCTTTGTGTGAAGTAAAGAATAAAGACCACCACCGATGTTCTGGTGATGGCCTAGGTGCTACTGAACTTACGGTGCCGGTGTTACTGGTGCAGCTACCGTTGGAGCGATTTGGCCTGCTGCTGGGAGAGCGGTGATGCCTGCTTCCTTCATCATGGCCTTGATACGCTCATTGCGGTTGTGACGGGATTCGTCTGCAAACGTACCTGCAGCTTCATCTGCCCACGTACCGAGGTGATTGGCGGCTGATGCAACCTTGGCCAGTGCACTGAACATCAAGGTGAAGAACGAGAACATTGCTGCGAATGATGCACCCATGGTAATACTCCTATCGATAGTTGAATGAAGACCAGTTGATCATGCTGATCCATGACATGGACAGTGCTACGCTACACACCATCCCACACCATGCGCGGAGCGCCCATCATGCAGACATAGCAAGGTGGGGTGGGTAGGGCTAAGAATTCTTTTTCGTAAGCATAGGGGGGGGGG